ACATCCATCAACTTGAGTTCAGATACAAACCACACATTGGTAGTCAGCGGATCTGATGTCTTCATTAGAAAGAAGAGTTTCTCAGCTAGGTCCTGTATTACTTCTGCATCATACGCATTGCGTGGTTCGTACATCTTCTTAACCTTCTTCAACTGGCACAGTTAGCCATTTGTTTTGAGTGTCACTCCAGTGCTGAAGCTCAGGCACTTTCAGGAATGGGAGGTACCTCAGCGGTGTTAGCTTCCATCTCAGGTTTGCTATTCTTTTCCGAGCCATCGTCTGCCTCCATCGTATCGTACAGTTGGGTGATTACTTCGGCAGCTTCTGCCTCGAGTTGTTCACTGTTACTTTCAAACACAAATTGTTCGAGCAGTGCAATCGTTTGTTCAACCAGTTTAGTTTCAATGTTCATATCTATTCCTCTAACCATTCTTTCGGTATTCGTTTGTCAGAATATTTCCAACAAACTCCAGAGTATTGTCCCCTACCACGTCCCATGCAAATATCACCATACGTGACCCGGGATAGTTTGGAGATTCTATTGTTACTGTTTGAGAAGACGAATCGTATGTCAAGCTCGGGTCGCTGAGCTTGCAGGAGCAAGTGCTTTTTCCGATCCGCAGCGTCCCAGATACCTTTTGCTTCAACATATATTTTCTTTCGACTTTTAGTGGTGATTATGAAGTCAGGAGTATAATGCTTTACAACAGCTGGTACTGTGTAAGGTATACGTTCAGTTTCGTATTCATGGTTAACACCACGTTGGTGTAAACTCTTCGCGATCTTCCGCTCTAGATCGCTCCTGTACTTCGCTCTCTTCGTCTTTCTTGTAGCGTTGCCTCGCACAACTGTTCCCCTCCTTGAGAAGATCTCCTATGCATACGCCACCGTTGTACATGTGACACTCATCATAGTGAGTGCAAAATTTGTGACAATCGTCGCTCATAGTTGTCATCCTCTGACCTAAGTAACCACAGTAAGGTTCCGTTCTCTACTAGGAATTGATACCAATAAGAACCGAACCGTTTTTCATATTGATCAACTACTAACCTGAGCATCTCAAGTTCATCGTTCATCTCATGGATTTGTTTTACCAGAGAACTAGATGGCCCAACCCCATAGAGACCAGGTATGTTATCAGCACTATCGCCTGTAAGTAGTTGAACATAATGGAACTGAATACCATCAAGGGGGGTAATTTCCTTAAGTGTTCCAGCATCATCCTTCCAACCGGGCCAGCTGTAAAAGTATCCCGGGACCTGATTGAAATCTTTGTCTCGGGAGCATATGACAGTTGACCCAGAGGTATGCCATCTAGTATGTTCGGTCGCAATCGCATCGTCTGCCTCCATCCCCTCGATCATGAGGGCTAATCTATGAGAGACAAGGTACTCTCGAATCTGCTCATACCAAAAAGGTTTTTCCTTTAGCCGACGTGGCCCTTTGTATGGCTTTATCGTGGCTACCTTGTCCCGAAAATTTCCACTACCTGTAAGATATCCCTGCCAAGTCGAGGCTTTAGCCTCTTCAAGGATGCGATGTATCCTGTCATCTACTCTCCATTTGACCAGGCCCCAATCTAATGGGTCACCTTGGTCATCTTTTGAGTTCGCTACCTCGTAGCAAACGATGTCTAAGTCTACTAACGCGTGCATACAGAGAGAATCCTAAGATAAGTGGGGACATAAAGAAAAGTATAACGTACCTTTCAGCGTTTTGAAAGAAGGTATACTGGGTCATCAATAAGGACTGTCGCTATCGTCCGTACCTTCTATCAATCGTTGAAGCAACGAGCCTTTGTAGTTCTCTGCTTCCATGATAATCTTACGTTGGAACTCAGGGATTTTTTCCCAGAGATTCATATCGGGATCATCAAACTTAAACCACCACAGGTCAATGTCCGGCTCGGGGGCAGGGGTACCTGCCATGAGACGCAGGACCTTATCAATCTTATCCCCCGTCGTATCGTTACTCTTCTTGTAGTGCACGATGTTAACCATGCAGGGCTTACCGAGGAACTCACCGAGGTTGGTGGCATTGGGGTTGAGCGCTTTGGTATACTGAGTCATATCAGCACGCTCAAAGTTACTCATGGTGATACCGAATGGATTGGAGATCATTCGATGCTTCGTCTCACCATTCATCTCCACAGTAAAGCCGGGGAGATTGAAAGCAATGACAGCCTTGGGTCGAGCCGGCTTGCCCTGGTATCCAGGTTGTTCACCCAGTTCAATGATGCGAGAGCAGTAAGCTACGTGCAGGCCTTCCGGAATGAGTTCTCGTTGTGGCCCTGTATCAGGTGCGCTTGGGTTAAATGTCATCTTCTAATTCCTTAATCAGGTTAATCTTATCTTTCTTCCTATCGTACTTTGGACGTACCTTATGTACTTTAGTTCCAAATTCTTCTAAGTTACGACGAAACTTAATTGGTTTATTCTTTACTTTCTTGAGCATCAATGTGTCTCTGCCCAGTTCATTCCTGTTTTACATTCACCTACTAAGGGGCAATTAAGATTGAACATCTCAGTTACCTTAGCGAAGGAGTAGTGAACGTGCCTAGTCATAGCATCAACCATTTCGATTATGATATCCCATTGCCCTTCATCGTGTGAATCCAATACTTTGATTGCCGGTAACTCAAAGAGTTGATTACTTAAAGTCTTTTCCACTTCATCTTGTAGCACAACAGCAATAGCCTTCATGGACACAGCACCACCGCCTTGTATGAGGGTGTTAAGAGGGCTCTTATCAGCACGTACATACAACTTACGTCCGTCTAGCCCCTTTAGATAGCCCTTTTTAGCAGCGGTCTTAACGCTCGAGTCAAGTCTTTCAAGTCCTGGGATCGCCTCGTACAATCGCTTACGTATTGCAGCGCCATCTCTCGCTCCTCCGCCCTTAAGTGAGCCGAGTCTTTTATCTGAAGCTCCATAGATGAGAGCGTAGTTGAGAGTCTTTCCGTCATTTCTTGTAGGTAGGTCAGCCGCTCGCTGAGCGAAGACATGTGGATCTTCATGGCATATTACTCGTGTGTACTCCGGATCATTGATATAGTGCGCTAAGATTCTAAGCTCAAGGGCCGATGCATCATAGCCAAACAAGATACGTCCTGGTCTAGCTGTGAAGAGGGCTCTCATCTCCGTTCCAAACAGGGGCTTCTGAAACCCTGGGTCGTCCATCCATACCAGAGACCCCGCTTTCTCGTGGTCTTTGGGGTACTTGCTGGCCTTGGGGATGTTGACTACTCTGCTGTGTCTCATTCTTCCCGTCGGTGTCCCGCAAGGATTGGCTCCTGCTGAGATCGTGTTGTCCTCTCGAACTTGAGATACTAGTCCCTTGATTGATCCTAGTCTGTGCGATAGGAGGCTGCGCTCCGTAAGCAAGGATCCTAGAGTACCTAAGTCCTCCAGATTTTCCAGCTTGGGACTGCCTTTGTCTGTAAATACTTGGGGTTTCCATCCACGCTCCAGTAAGAATGTCTTAACTTTAACAGGTGATCCCCAATCTACACCTACGAAATCAACAGATTCATAGGGGCCACATATAGTTGAAGGGTCAATACGATGTACTCCACACCATTTGAGTACACGCATAGACAGAGTTCCATCAATCTTGAAGGGAGACAGGTAGGATCCTGTGTTGATTGTCTTTGTCTTAGCTTCTGCGTTAAGTTGTGTATCTATGTCTTCAACACGTCGTTCTAATTTATCGATAACCTTATCAGCTAAGGCTCTGTTGAAGTAGACCCCTGCCCTAGCCTGCTTAGCCATCATGTTTGCAACCCTATGTTCAAGCTGAGAAGCTATGAAGGATTGTTTCATAATGTCAGGGGCTAGAGTTTCGTATACTTTCTTTGTGAGTTCCACATCTCTGACACAATACTCCAACATCTCATCAGAGTAAGCTGAGAAATCATGGAAGTCACCCTTAGGAAAGCCGAACCTTTCTCCCCATGCCTCTAAAGAATGGGGGGTCTTAGTTGAACCATCCACTCTACGCCTGTCAGGATAGTCTAGGCGGGACATTACGAGGGTATCCAGTACTAGGGTACTAGGTGCTCTCTTAGAGGCTCCTAGGTGCTCTAGAGCGGGGATATCGAAGGCAATGATATTGTGCCCGATGATAGTGTCAGCCTTATCATACACCTCCAGAAATTTATCTAGCTCTGTGAATGTCATGAGCTTACCGTCTACTAAAGCAGCAGCGCAGAAGAACTCATCAGGCTTGGGGTCTAACCAATCCTTGATAAGACTAGTCTCGATATCGAATATCATTTCCACTAAAGAAATCCCCTTGTCCGTGGTACCTATGGAGTCTGCCTCTTACTCTGTAAGCAAAGCCTTCGGCAAAGTATTCATACTCAGGGGTGTGATCATCGTAGGGAGCACGCTCTAGGCATTCTCCTACTGAATCCCATCCCTCATTGTAAATCTTTTCTTCTTTTCTCATTAGAATTCTGATTGTAATTCCGTCATCCTACCTGTAGTATGATTGTAGAACAGGTCAAAAGTTTCACCTGTTGCACTACCATACATACGATCCTTAAGAATACGGAAGGTTACTGTGTTACGTGAGACTTCGTCTGGATGTTGTTTGTTTCTTTCGAGCCCGAAGATGTAGTCCGAGAAGCGAACCATTGCACGAGAGCCAGCGAATTGAGATTCAGTAACGCGTCCACCTTCCTCATGTGAAGTACGGTCACGGCTAGGCTCGTTAAGGTGAGAAGAATAATGAATAGATGCATTGTATGGTTCGTGCGTGAGGCGGGACATGTCATCCATGATGGCATGCAGAGTGCGGTCAGTGTTCTCTTCTTGAGCAATCACTGCTGTGAGGGGATCGATGAAGATGTCCTTGACATTGTGGACTACAATCAGATGTCGACACTGATTGTAAATTGTTTTCCAGTCTCGGTCACCTCTCTTATTGTCAAAGAGGTAGACCTTGTTTGGAAGTCGAAGCTCATCGAGAGCAGCTCGTAGTTCCTGTTCATCGAAGTCACAATCGGGTCTATGAACAGGCTTATTAATCCGCTTTCCTCCAAGGATTCGGAGAGTTCTTTCTTTAGCTTCTTCAAAAAGAAAGATTCCGACAGGACTTTGTTCGTCATATACTATGTGCTCTATTATTTCGTGGAAGACTTCTGTTTTCCCAACACCAACCCCAGCACCGTAGCCGTAGACGCCAGGCTGACGACCGTAAGTGAGACGGGTGAGAGAGGGCCAAGGCCAAGGTTTGCCGACACTAGGGCTAGACATTGCATCGTCGTAGATATCGTCAACAGTACATATTCCAGAGGGTGTATAAATTTGTGCATTAATGCAGCTCCACTTGAGTTCTTTTTCCTTGCCTGCCATGAGCATGGCGTTGGCATCTTTCTCGCTGAACTTAGCAACGTATGTTTTGGTTGGATCGAGGATGGAACAAGCCAGCTCTAATGCTTCTTGACCTGGCTGATCATTGTCGAAGACAAGAACTATCATCTCAAATTTAGAGATGAAGTCCTTATTGTGGGACAATGCGGCAACACAGTTGCGCGCACCATGGGGGAGGGATACAACACAAGGATTCATGTGTTTGTATTCAGGGCCTGCTTGATCCTTCAGTACTTGAAACAAGGAAAGAGCATCAAGTTCACCCTCAGTGATGTATAGCCTACGCCCCCCTTCTGAGAACAAATGCATGCCAAATAAATCTACGTCCTTACAATCTCCTATGGATGTGAATCGTTTAACAGTAGCATCACGTTTCTTATAGCCAGTTAAAATATTTCCCTTGAAGTAGGGATAGAGGTGAGCTGCTACGGTACTGCCGTCATTCTGATTGAGGGCGGAGCGTACACCGTAGAACTCATTTGTCTCGAAGCGAATGCCTCGATCCGAGAAGGCGGAGTGCGGACACATAGAGCATGTGGAGACTGTAAACATACTGCGTACGTTAGCCTCACCTGCCTCAGCTTGGTTAGCTGTTCTTGGCTTGTCCCAATCGTAATCAGATTCATAGTGCCCGCACGAGAAACACGTAGCATCGTAGGACCCGTCGTCCTGCCGATACACTGCCATTGCGTCAGAGCTAGTGCACTTAGTACACGGCCCCCTGTCCACAAAGGTTCCTTTCTGAAGTTCAGTCTTCACCTAGTGACCTCCTATGTCCAATGAGATGATAACTTTCATTAGACTAAGGAGGTCTCCAGTAGTTCAAGCCAATGCAAGATCTTTACATTGGATCAGTGCTTGAACTCCAGTACTAGACGACCCGCAACCTGGACGATGTACTCATCCGGATCACGGAAGCAATCCCAAACAATCGAACTGCGGAAGAGATCTTCCGAGTGCTTGTTCGTCATTGCTTCGAACATCTTAAGGGTTTCCAGAATCCTGGGATTATGCATCCTTTCCTCCTACCCAATCTTCAAAGGGTCAGGCGTTGATTACGCCGTGGCGCCGAACTTCAGCATCCCGACCACATCCATCGCTGCCTCGAAGTAATTGGAGGCAGCGGGCCAACCAGTCTCGATCACCCAGATCTTGGCCGGAACCAAAACCTTGGCGCTGAGATCGATTGCCCAGTTGGGATACATGATGGCAAGGGGGAATGCCCCTGTGACCCACGTCTGTACCCCGGATGCGAACCAGGTAACGCTGTGTTCGGTCGCCTTCTTCCAAAGTTCGCCGATCATGGCGGTCTCCAGTTAAGGACGGTAACCACCCGCCATCAGATGATAGCGGTACTGATCCCCGGGACTCATGGATAACAGCCTTTCCCGCTGCACACGTTGCAGGTATCGGGCATTAACAGCTGACACCATCACCCGGACTTGGACGAACATCGGGCCCATCAGCCACATTGACATGTCTGGTGGGACGCCGATGGCTGTGAGGAAAAACATTTTCATGTCCTCATCACAGGGCCTTCAGAAGTACGTGCGTGGAGTTTACGTACGTTCTTGAATGCATGCGAAGATGGTGCATGCTCACCATTGGGGCAGTGGATTCGAACCACACCTCTCAGTTCAAGGCTGAGTGTGCTATTACACTATACCCCAGAGCCCCTATTACGGGGGCTCCACCAACTCATCATCCAGCACCTTCATGCTGAACTCCTTGTCAATTGCAGTGACGTTGCTCGATCTCCCGCATGGAATTAAGAAGCTCTTCGCCTTCCAATGTATTCGCTGCTGTTCGCAGCTCAGCCATCATGGCGTTGAACATGCACTGCTGTTGATTCAGTGCCAGGTGTACGGCTCGGTTCTTCATACCTGGCCTCTCCTTCTGTTGATTGTTGGTTTAACGTCCTCTGTAGGCTACTCCTTACATGGCTGCCAAGCATAGGTGCCACACTTCTCAGCCCAAAGGGCGAGGTATGACTTACCTGGGGGTTGGACGAGGTCGTTGGCCAGCATATCCAGCTTGGTGTCCATACTTTCTGCTGCAACATAGAGAGTTGCATGCGTACAAAGGACGAAGATCAGTAGGATGATCGTGATTAACTGGAGTACAGCATCACCAATCACCTTTCTTGCATCGACTTTCATAGGCTCTCACCTAATCCAAAGGTTTGGCGTCGATGACTGACTGGAGTTTCCTTCCTTACGCGGGTCGTCAATCCGCACCACCGTTGTAAGATGTTAACGGGTTCCACCCGGGTCTTAAGGGATGCACCTACCTTCTTCTACCTCAGCACCTACACCCGCCAGTGCCCGCTTATCAGGTCGGGATGACAACGCTCCCCCACGGGGGGATCTGCGATTCGAACGCAGTAGCACGCATGTATTAGCCTTGGTACGGATGAACGCTTAACCTACGTAATAGACTGCGATACCTTACCCATCCCCTAGACAGGAGATATCGTCCGTAGACGGCTTACTGTACAGAGGAATCAAACCTCCCACGTACCATCCCAAACGACAGGTGGCACGCTACCTCACTGGTTCAGCCCGTCAGCATTACGTAGTTTCACGTGGTAGCCGTAGAGTTGAGCCCAAGCGCTGGCCAGCCCAGCTTGAATTGCCCGGGTCTTACCCTGGATTTACCGGCCCCATGTTCGGTCGAGACTGTCCGTGGCTGGCAGTACACGGCACTCCAACGCACCCATGGAGCCTGGATCAAATGCCCGGGTCACGCTCCGACCACGCTGGCGGTACCCGACTCAGGTACCCACTGCCACTTGACGCGTGGACTGGCGAGGAGAAGTAGGATGGAGAGGCCAGGCTTCGCTCTCCTATCTCCACGCTGAGAGCCTGTATTGCTAACACCACCAATGCGGGAATGATCAACTCCGCAGTGATGATAGCAAGCTCAACTTCAATCACAGTTCGAATGTCTCCTTCACTGTGGGGTTGAAGTGGCACTCCGAGTAGCTACCCGGAGCCCAATGGGATGTGTCGATCTCACCCTTACGGATCTGATCGCTCAGTTTTACCTGAGCGGTGACACACTCCAATCTCGTATCGTACATCCTCTCGATGGAAGTAGAGGAGCCATCGTTGAAGAGTACGAATATGACGAAAAGAAACATGAGGGTTCTCCTCTGTGGTCAGGCACCGGAGATCAGTGCCTCACGACAGGGGAGGCCGCCCCGAAGGGCGGCTCCCATTCAGTCGCTCGTTTCCAGCTGAGACACGAAGACCAAGCCGAAGAACGCGAGTACGAAGATGGTCGTACACACAACCGAATCCAAGTTATCCGGCAACCGATCGGGAATTGCCGAATTGAAAGCCGCTGGGTCATACATACCCAGTAGCATGGAGCCGGACAGAGCCGTGGGGAGGATGATGGAGAGCATGATGAGTGTTCTCCAAACAGCCTTCAGTTTGCGGGGCGGAGCAACAATGGTCTGTTGCCCCGCGTTACCCGCTCTGTTCTGAACCACCGTCCCCGGTATGCTGATGTCCGAGATCGGCCCCCGTCGCTTCCCTCGTGGCATCGTCGTTCTCCTTGTTGATGAATGGGCCCAGTGACTCGTTGTACCACACGTAACCATAGATCGTTACGGAAGCGAAGAGCACCAGGGTGAGGACCGTGATGATGAAGTCACGGTCGAATGCCGCCACGCTGAGGAGGAGAACGCTCAGAACGAGCGTCCTCCGTCCGTCATTGGCGACCCGTTGCAGGTCGCGCAGCATCAGCCACCCTCCCCGTCACCGACGGAGATGGTATCCAGGGTATGCAGGTGACCACGCACCGTGTTCACGACCCGTTCGTAGTTCTGCACTTCCCCCTCGAAGGCCTGCTTCATCTTCATGATGATGAGCCTGCCCTCCTGGATTCGAGCTTCACGAGTGCGAAGCTCTTCCTCCAGATCGGCCAGATCGGCTTCCCGATCATCGAGATCGGCACTCCGCTCGAGGAGTTCAGCCTCGTACTGAGCACCTTGCGCCACGCAGAAGGATCGGATTCGCTTCTCCACGAACCCGAGTTCCTCCGGAGCCGGCACTTCTTCGAGTAACACCGGATCGGAATCACCGACCGGCGGGCTCTCCGGCGGAGCCGAGGCAGCATACGTCACTGCCCAGCCCACGCAGAGGAAGAGGGCGAGGAGTGCCCCCATTGCCACGGACCTGTATCCGTTCCATATCTCCACCAAGAACTTCATAGTTCTCTCCGTTGAACTGCCTCATTCGTCCTTGTAATTCGGCAGCTTCGCCATGAATGTCCGCCGTTCCTTGGCAGACAAGTTTTGAAAGCTTGTGAAACCCTGGCCTTCGGCGGCATCGCAGTTTCCACAGCCGTGGTAATACGCGTCATCATCCTCTGACCACATTTCGTCATCATCCGCGATGCCGCAGTGCTTGCACATCCCCATGCGAATGGGATTCAAGTATCTCCCATTCACATAGTATACCGGCTCCTTCATTTGGTAGTGGTGATGCAGGATTATCAGGCCGGAGAACTTTCGAAGTTCCCGAAGTTGATCCTGTGTCACGATCATATCCACCGACTGAGGGTACACGTGATACCCAACAGGCTTGTTGGTGATAAGATCCTTCACCTCCCGAACCAATCGAAGCGGAGATGACCAACTGTTGAGATCGAAATCACGTCCTAAGATCCTTTCCAGATCCCGAATAAATTCGGGACCGTTGACAAGATGCCAGAGGATGGTGATTTCGATATTCTCGGTGTAAGGCACCAGCTTCGGCTTCGGAAGGAACAACTTGGCGAGGCCAAGTGTACCCCAGATGAGTAGGGTTCTACCCATTAGCTCTCTCCAGTATGTGACCCATTGTCACGGTGGAGGGTGCGACCAGCTCTGAGTCACACCCTCAGCCCTGACTACAGGGTTGGATGGAATGGCCAGTGACTGCCAATGTTGGAACTATCCATCCTAATTGCTACTGTTATCCTCGCCTGGGAGAGCGATAGTGATCGAGTTTGCACCCGAGTTGGACCCTCCCTGATTGTTGTTTTGACCTCGACCCCGATTCTTCCTACCTTGCTGCTGTTGCTGCTCCCTCTCAGGTTTGAAATCGATCACATGATCGTAGTTTTCTCCAAGTTTCTCACGATTGTAGAATCCTTGAAGAAGCCTGTCCGATGGGAGGTAGGTGGATGCAGTTGCTTCCTCAACGGATCGGGGACTAGCCCTGGACCGGAGCCCACGAAGCTTCCCGAGGGAAGTTATGGATTCCTTGTAGGCCTTCTCGGCATCAGGGATAGCCGGCACTCGAGGTGCCCAGTCCGCTTCGAAAGGATGTGAAACAACACCCAGTGTGGAGTTTTGGACGTCAGCAATTGCTTGCTTGACTTCGCGCTCGGCTTCGGCGAGCTTTGGCTTCAACTCCTCAAGTTCTGCGATGAGTGTAACACCTCTTAGCCGCAGTGCATTGAGGTTATTGGCAACCGGAGTATGCCATCTCCACCAAAGAAAGCCGAGCACCCTGTATTGGTACCATGGTACCGACTTCTCCCCTGGGCCGGGCCTCATCTTGACCCGGTAGATCGTACGTCGGGCGATTCGGATGCCACGACCGGGGGAATTTGACATTGCAAAATCCTCTTCAACTAGTGTGGTGTGGTACCTCCTACGAGGTTGCGAGTGTACCGCAGAGTATCATGTCTTCTTAGCCTCGGGCCCGGTTTGTGTAGCCCATCCCAAGACGCGCATTGATTTGCTTTATTCAACCGAATTCTGCGAATGTACCTCGGACTCAATTGCCGACATGAGCTGCGCCAGGCTCCTGCTAGGATTCGAACCTAGATTTCCCTCGACCAGATGAAGCTTGGAGGTTCACCTCTGAATCAGGATTTGCACCTGACTCCCGCCCGGGGTTTCAATCCGGACGGGTACTCGTCAGAAAGGCCGAGCTAATTTGCCGCCACTTCGTCAGGGAATGACGATTTTTATCTCGGGCCGTTCTTCGCCGATGATGACAACATTGTTCAGATAACGCTCAAGGTTGCGCGCATCTTCACGTACCCGACGTTCTCCCACACCGTGCTTTATCAGGGCATGTGCATATTGGAAGATTGAATCGGTGAGATCACGAATCTTCTTCGCATCTTCTTCGTTGGTCACCGGCTTCGGCTCCGGTGGAGCGGAGTAGGACTGAGCGGTAATGATCGCTTCCTTCTCCTCATCATTGCCCGGGCTGCCTTGCTCTCCGGGGCTGGCACCGTCCTCATCAAGAGGCAGGTCATTCAAGCGCAGTTGCAGTCGCTTGAGCCAGTCTTTGTGACGAAGGTGAGCTTGAAGGGTGGGATCCTCAGCCGCTGCCATCCAGTTCATGAACGTCAGTGATGGCCAATAGTCCAACCTCTCTTCGTCAGTGCGGAAGCGGTACTTCCACTTGTCGATGGTAGCAAAGGACAGACGGAAGGATTGCTCCCGTGTTACACTATCCTTGAGTTCATTCCATCCGTCAGAGATCTTCTGACGAATGGTCCGCGCTCCCAACTTCCTGATCCTCTCGGATTCCAGTCTCTTCTGACGAGCAACAGCCCTCAATGTAGGGCGAGTGACCGTCTTCTGAGAGTTCGGGTCGCCGCAGTCAATGACCCACCTTTGGAATCTACTCAGCTTGTTGTAGTACTCGGGGGATAACCGAGCAATAGAGGCTGGCAGCGGTGGATCTAATGGGTATTCCATACGGTAGTTACCGTACTTCTCCCAGCGATTGTAGTACTGGTCCCAAGTTTCACCGTACTCCGTAAGCAAGAACCACTTACTACGGAGGTAGGTTATCTTGGCCAACATCTTGTACAGGTGGACAGACAACACTGTGCCAGCCATTGGCCCTGCATTGTGGAATACGTACCGCATCACCGTACCCTTTCCACGATTCGATGCTGGAGTGAGAGCAAGTAGCTTGGTGAACCGGGTGCCCAATCGCCACCTCAAATCCATGGGGTGGAAATCTCCCGGATCAGGGACCGGAGTCCCGGCGTACTCTCCGAACCATCGCTTGGTAACCACGACGTCTCGATCATGATCGAACGCGTACTTCTTCTGAAGCCGCAGCGAGCGATTCAGGAGGAACTGTATCTTCCTGTCACTTGCCCCGCTTCGGGAGGCATTGACCGTACCTCTCCGTCGTCTCACCCATCCGATCTCACGGTGCATCTTGATGGAGTGTTGAGCATCAAGGCCCATCCTTCGAAACCCGTAGGCCACACGGAATGCAGCCTGGTTCTCAGGTCTGCAGTACCATTCAGCCTTGGCAGGTGGGATGCCTACCTCAATACACATGCGCTTGATGCGCATCTCCGCCTCGACTTCCATGATGTCCAGCAATTGAGATCTGATCAGCTCTCGATAAGCCGCCAGGTTTTTCTCTGCTTGTATCGGATTGGTGAGATCGATCACCTGTCTTTCCAAGTTGATCGTTGAGTCTTCCGAACTCCATGCACTGTCGTTCTTGGCCAGAGATTCAGAGAAGCCGCAGTATGCACAATGAGAGTGGCTGAAGGTTGTTTCTTCAACCGGCCCTCCACATACCAGGCAGTCATTCCCTTCTTGAACCTGCAACGATACGGGCTCTTCTTCATCCGGAGATGACTCAACCCAAGGGCGGGAAGCTGGCGCCCACTGGTCCTCTGCACCACAGTGACCGCACACAAACGCAAAGTAGGTATGCCCTTCGCTCAGACGAAGGTTGTATGCAAACCCATTCTCTTTGCACTTGGTGCAATACCCCAGTCGGGCGTGGTTGGAGGAGTGGAACTCCGATGGCTCACGTGCCACCTCTTCCTCGTCCACCGTGACTAACTTCGAATTGAGAGGTTCATCACGGACATGAGCGTTCTCACGCTCTTGTTGAATCGGACGAGCAACGTGCTCCATTGTTGATTCTTTCCGCCAATCGCAGCACGCACAGTACACGTACTTCGTGCTCATATTCTCGGTCACATGCCCATCCTTGTCACGAACGAGCATGCCCCGGACAACTGCGGTTCTATCACAGCTGGGACAAAGCTGAGGGGATATTGGATTGTCCCCCTCAGTAGACTCACAAATCCCGGTAAGATCGGGGTTGTCGACGTACCCGTTAGGATATGCCGAGTCCCGGAACATACCGGTACCATCGGGGTGGTCTAAGAACCACCTCAACGATGGAGTGATCGTGCGGAGTACCGTCTTCATGTCTCCCATTTGATAGGTATACATTCCAGCGGTAGAGGGATGAGAATTCCGCTTCCCTCTTTTTCGAACTGACTTCTCACGCCTCGCCGTGGCACGGTGCTTGGCTTTTATCCAAGCGGCGGGTGCCTGGCTGTGAGTGTACCCCACCCATGTCACCATGGAGTAAGGCACATCCGGTATCTCCATCCAGAAAGGGATTCTTCCTGGCGGGGAGACAAGGTAGTGCTTGTCGTAGTGATTCACCGGGGTATCAACCCGATGATTCACCTGAAGAGTCCGACTCGATCCATCCCGGTCAATGTAATCAACCAGGATGGTACCTGCAGTCTTCACACCCTTGGTGTATCCGACTGCTTGATTGTTGACTAGCCACCGCTGGTAACGGATGGCATCGTCCTTGCTCGTCGAGGCTGGCGGTGCAAAGGGGAGTACCTTTGCATTTGGAGTCACCGGTTCCTCGATTACCCTCGGCAATGAAGGCACCTTCAGCTTGCGGAATTCCAGATAGAGCTGGTACTCCACATCCGAATTGAATGACCCTCTGCCCAACACCTTTGAGATGGCTGTTACGTTGGACAGATTGAGAGGGTCGTCAACGCTGGAAACGTCAACCTTCCTCGTCTTTTTCGGTACCTTGATCCGCGAGTTGCCTGTCAGTAACGGAGGGGATATCGGCGGACTGGCCTCCGACGCCCCTCTCTCCCTCTTGGCTACGGCCATACCGTATTCTCCAGTGAGGATTGGAGTGACGGCGCCGCCCCGCTCGCAGAATCGGGGCAAGCGCCCCGGCCTTGGAGATGTACGTTTTGATGTGGCTCCAGTCGTGAGTGCCCTCGCACTGTACTCCCACGCTGGACATCATGGTACCTACGAACTGTTCACAAGGCACGCCATGTTGCAGACGTACCGAGTTACTCACGTCGGTATCTCCATCGAAACAGAATCAGTCTGGCTTCTTGTCCACTGTCTCCTCGTGTATGCCGCGCATGGGTGTGGAGTTTCCACGCTATTCCACCACGCTCGATAGAGCGGCAGGATTCGAACCTGCATGGCCGTCCCCTTAGGGTAGGCCAGGAGTTCCGGCTGGAGTGAACTGCCGGCACCGCATCATCACATCCATCAGCCATGTCTTGGCCGATATCATATCGTCTGCAGTGTGGAGAGACCGGAAGCTTAGCCTCTCTGTGTCCCACGTTAACGGGCATCCTTGCCTCAACGCCGCCCGAGGTCCGGTTCGTGCATCCCTAGGGACCGCCGTTTGCTCGGGCTCCTAATAAGCGCTAACGCTTGCGGCGATACGCAACCACATAGGTGCCCTACTTACGATAGGGTGGACACGTATACGCTACTGTCCATTGATCCCAACGGGCGCATGGACACGGGTAAGGGTAAGCGTACCTACCCTTAGCCGTAGCCATTCAGTTGTTGGAGAGAACGAAGTGCTGCTCCACATCATCCGACCATTCGAGAGGAAGCCTTTCGGCATCCTCGTGTATGGTGGTTGTCGTGGGGAGGAGCAGCCCAAACTCCCCTTCCTCCCACGGCATACCGGCTACCCAGGAGAGGCACTGTTCCACCATCTGCCTCTCCGTTTCTTCCCATCGCATGCCCATGTTACTTCTCCTCCTGTCCCGGCACCGGTTCACGAACGGTGACCTTGATGGTCTCCCTCTCCTGAAAGATCGTGCGACAACGTGACATCATCTGCGTGGAGGTGCAGTGTACCCCTCCCAAGTCCGTCATCAACACGAACCCATCGTCGGTGGCACGGGTGACACTCGTGCTCCCCACCTTGACGACGCCCCCGTTCCTGGTGTGCTCGACCAGGAAGATCCACAGATCATTCCCATTCTCGGGAATGTAGTGTACCTCTTGCATCTTCATCATGACAGCGTCACCCAGAAGACGAAGAAGAATCCGATTGCTGCGACAGCAGGCGGAACGAGGCCGATGGCGGTGAAGAACCTGAGCTCCTTGATCAAGAGCTGAGTTGCCGGCACCTCGGAGAGAGGGATCAACTTCTGGGCACTGATCCACCCTCGAGTCTCATCGACAGATAGCAGGATCTCGAACAGCAGCATGCCCAGCTGATACACGAACATGATGCTGACCAACAGACACACCACACCTATGATGGTGAGATTGATCTCAACTGGCATGGCGCAGCTCCTCGTCCGCTTCCGGCATGACGTGCCGTTGATCCCACACGCTTTTCGGGATCCGCTTCGGCACGGTACGCATGACATACCCCGAGCACATGGCCCAGTGTGCCGTCTTGCGCATGCTGATGCGTCCCTTCTTGGACAGGAAGTTCACACTGAACTCCTGCACTTTTCGGGCGTCGGGAGCCTCACCCTCGAACACCTGCACCACCACGTGCAGGTTGTTGTCGGAGCCCTTGTCATCCACGAAGGGGGGTGTTCCACCTTTCTTCCTGAACCACTTTCTCATGGTACTCACCTCGATTGTTGATTGATCGACCACCAAGTAGTGGGCACACCAATACCCCGCGTCCTGTTAAGGATAGCGAGGTGATATGGTGGGCCAGACAATTAGCGTGACCTGGCCCGATGCCACTCTTGGGCTGGACACTTTTTTATACAAGGGGATTGAGGTAGACGATAAGTGTTACATGATACACCTCCTATGGGCATAACCCACATGTGTTACGCTACGAATGCTGACCCTCCGCTTACTTCACCTACTCAGGTAACACCCCTATAGCTTAAGGGTACCCTTTCTACGGTGCCGTAGCTATGGTTGACGGCTAATATGGTGGGCCAGCTAGGACTTGAACCTAGGACCAATCGATTATGAGTCGACTGCTCTAACCAGCTGAGCTACTGGCCCGTTATCCGATGGTGCCCGAGGCGGGAGTCGAACCCACATGCCAATGGCAGGGGATTTTAAGTCCCCGGTGTCTACCGTTTCACCACTCGGGCAATGGTGAGACCCGACACATCCAGTCTTCGCGACGACCCAAGGTTATTGGAAAGTCCTGGATGTGCCGAGTCTCGTTGACTATCCCGTACTTGTACGCTCACGCCCTGCAGAGGCGGCACACAAGCCCTTCCCTCCGGAGTTTATCTAGGGGACCGGTAGGTAGGTACCAGTGGCCCTTACCCCCGCTCACAGAGCCATACAGCTCCATCTATACCCTATGTCAGCACTCTCTGCTGTCGTGGTCATGCCCCTCAAGACTAAAGATAACTAGTCCTCAGTCCTTCGGCACACAACCACATCAGTCCCACCCACCCCTCCGCCAGCGCTTCGCCAGGTTAGGGAGCATTTGCCAAAGGGGCATGCGCTCCTATCTACCTGGCAAGGGGGCCAGTCGCCCCTATTCGTCGAAAGAAATCCTCGCCTTCTTCCAATTGATATTGGGAGGCGGGTTCTTCACCTCATCAATGAACGCAGATGGGAGCCATCCCGTCTGCCTGAACACAAGCTGGACAGTTCTCAGACAGAACTCGTACGACTCCCTTAGAGTAGCGTAGAGTTCTCCCTCGATCTTCAACCTGTGCTCCAACCCCTCGATCCTACGATGGAGACGCAGATTCTCTGCGATTAGGGAATTGTACGTCTCCACGAATTCCTTCGGGGTAGGTGCACGAGTGATCACCTTCACCCTCGTATCGGACATCACTCACTCTCCCATTGCGGACGCATCTCCTCCATGAGATCATCGTGAGCGCGCTCGATGAAATCGGAGAGAGCGTAGATCTGTGCGGCCCTCGTCTCACGTACGTCCGGGCTCCTGATCGTACGTTGCAGGCTGATCAGGAGTTCCATCTCACGTGCTGCCTCGACTCGAATGTCGAGGACCATGCACAGGTAGAGACACAAGTCATTGCCCATCTCGTTCACCTCGCTCGCTTGCTCGCTCGCTTGCGCAAGCCATTTTAAAATCGCTTTGCACAAGAGAGACAGTCCTGTCCCCCTTCGCTCGAAGCGATTTTAAAATGGCTCAGCACGAGAGAGATAGTCCTACCCTCTTAACTCTGGTAGAGGGCAGAGATACTCTCCCTGCTGAGCACAGGGGGCAAGCCACACGGACCTGCCCCCTATCATGCCGGATCAAGACACTGAGACCGGTGGATCAGGCGACCTTGGAGGCAGCCTCCTGCTCCATCTCGTCGATGGCAGCCTGTGCCGCCGCCGCTGCCTGACGTGCAGCATGCTGGCGGGCACTCAGTCCTGCGCTGTTGACCTTGCCCACGTGGGCATTGATCTGTTGCAGGACATCGCTGGTCTTCCGGTACTTGAGGGACTCGTCGACACCGGCGATGTACAGCATGAGCGCATCCTGTATCTCCTCGGGCAGTCCGCCAAGCAACAGATCCCCCGTTGCCGAGCCTTCCTCGTTGGTGGCCTTGTCCTCCGCCTTGACCAGCTTGGGCGTGACGCCCTTCGCCGCCAGTCGCTTGGCGTCCTCCGCTGCCTCGGCCTCGTCCTGGCGTTCCTGCTCTTCCTTGTTGAACGCGGTGATCTTGTTCATGCCGGAGAGCACGAAATTCCCAGCCTCGTCCCGCTCCGAAAATTCTCCGTTACGGGCGAGCTTCATACACCGAACGAGGTTGTTCCGGTACTGATTCCAGTTCTTCAGCCCGGCCTTACTGGCCCCGGCCGCGACCATGCCTTCGCCCTCGTCGCACTGCGACTCGAACAGGCGTGACGCCACCTCGTTCCACCGCACACCAGCCGCCTCGTACGTGTCCTTGTCGTTCTGGTGCACGTCGTACACCATCACGGCGAAGTCACGCATGGCACCCGCCAAGCTCTCGCGAGAGACCTTGACCTCCGCTTCGATAGATGCCGAGTAGGTATCAACGAAGATCAGAGACTTGCAGATACCTGCAAGGGTTGACGTGTCGATGTGTGCAGCCAGCAGGCTGCGGATCTCTGCCCCGGTGGGCAGTCTTTCGAACTTGGTCATAGTTGTGGTCCTTCTGCACTGGGAACATCCCCAGCCTACAGTGTACGTTCTATTTTAAAATACACTCTAGGCTGGAGACCTCCAGCGATACAGACCCGGCATATACAGTGTCCTCCTATGCTAGTGAACACACACAAGGGCAAGCATACCTGCCCTTGAATCTGATCACTCGTGCGCACGATCCTCGGCAATTGCCAACTGCCACATGTACCTTCTGTCCATGCGCCAGCCCGAGTACCTAATGGCATAGCTTTCTGCTATGTCTAGGGCACTGCATGCCTTGCGGTACTCACGCGCTTGAATGACCTGCCTCTCGACTGACCAATATAACCAATATATATTGGTCCCTTCATCCTGAGAGGCCGCGACCATGCGCTCGGCATGCCTGTATTCTTCCCATGCCCTGTCGACAGCAGCCTGTGCTGCCTTCACGTGCGCGTGAACGCACGCCCATGCCTTGGGATCATGAATCATACGCATTACTCCTGTGCTGTTCATTTTAATATGCACATGATTAGTGCACATTAAAATTGTCAGCCCAGTCCTGCGAGTTAGACTAAAGGGATGCCCTATATTGGTGCACGCCAGGCGCACCATATTAGTGCATACCGGCGGCCCTCTAAAGGGCCGCCTTCGCTTCTGCCAGCAGCTTCTCGGCACATTCCAGATTGCCTACGCTCCACGCGTGGCGAAAGATTGTAAGCGTGCCTTGCTCTCGCATTGCGTCCGCAATCATCGCGCGTTCGGATTCCTTCCGCGTGGATTCTACGCGCGCGGTAGGTACCGCCTTAGCTTTCGGTACCTTTATACCGAAGCGCGCGCGTAGTCTGCGCCGTGCTTTGGCATCGCCATTCACGTACTCAGCGAATGCGCCATGCCCACCACGGGCAATCAGTACCTCGCGTATCGCTTCATCTTCCGCGGCACGTTTGATAGCCGCGGAAGATGACGACGGACGCACGCTTTCGTATCCTTTGCGCACACTTGTGCGCCTGGATTCGGCGGCGATCCACGCTGGCGTATCCTCGCCGTGTTTCACGTTCGCGCCCGCGACCCGCGCCCCGAGTTCGTAGCCAGTAATGGCCACGAATCCGGGCACGGAATCAACCGTACCATCGCGGATAGCGCCGAACGTAGCGGGCACTAGGATCCCGTTCGCGCCTACAGTGCGTCTATGCACACTGTAGCGAGCGCTCGCGCGCTCGCGTGGCCGATCAGATGCTAGCGCCGCACCGCCCTGGCGCATGGCGCGCATGACTTCGCGGCGTTGCGTGAACGCGATGCGCGCTGAGCGCACAGCGTCGTCCGCATAAATTTTGGGCATAGGCGCTACCCCTTGTGTGCGCGCTGAGCGCGAATGCGCTCGGTCGATTGACAGAATCGCACGGATCGGAAGATCCGCGCGATCACTGCCTACCGTCCGTCGGATCACTTACCCGTCGCACCTGTGTGCGTGCGGCGCATCCACACGGCCACTAGAGAGTGTGACCGGCCACGTTGCCGTTGGTGGTAACGGCGCAGCGATTCGGCCCGGTCGCAGTCCACGGTATCGCCTAGGTCTACAATTCGGTACTGACGTGCTGCGCGTGGAATGGCGACGCACGCGGCCGGTAACTCGCGGACGATGCCGTCACCGATCCAGACGCGTACGCACGGTCGGTAGGTCACGTCGTGTGGATCGGTCGCGTCGATCCACGTGGGCGCGTCCAGATGATCAACGAGGTACCGCCCCGCTCGCACAATCCCGATGGACGGACCGTCGGTAGCACGCACGTACCCGGACGGGCTCATGCGCCCGCGTACGGTCCCGACGTCCGTCTCTACCGCCGTCGGGAGCGCTGTCCGCGCCGGCAATTCACCCGCGGCGCGCCTGGCGCGCTCGCGCGCGTCGGCCGCCTCTAGGCGCGCGTATTGAGCGTCAACGCTGACTACCCCGCCAATCCCATCGTCCGCGTAGCGCGCGGCGCGCTCGCTACGTGCGCGCAGACGTGCGACTAGTGCGCGTCGAGCACCCCATGGCAGCACGTCGCACAGTGTCGATGCTCTCGGCTTCATGGCCGGACGTCCGGGTATTAGCGTGAAGTCAGACAAGGGCCGACCGGGCGCAGGTGTGCCCATGCTCGGCTCTGGTGGCCACGCTTCATCATGTAGGCGCCCGTCGGCATCCACGTATGTCGTCATCACGATTCCCCCAGCGTGCGCGCGTAGTGAAGGGCAACGGCAATCGCTGCGCGACTGGCAGCGTTAGGCGCGTACGTGTACGCGAGCATCGCGTTAGTCAAGTGGTCAGTAAGGAAGCGCTTCATCTCGTTTACTCCGGTAGCGGTGCGGAACTCGCACCAATGCACAGAATCGCACGGCTCGAAGAATCTGCGCGATCACAGAACGTGAAACGTTTTCACGTCCATCGTGAATCGAATTCACTTGCTTACTAACTACGGTCCGTGCTTGTCACCATTTTAATATCCGCATCGCACCACAGCAGAACAGGTTAGCAGGAACGTAGGCTAACAGTTAGCTGCAAGCGTGCGCCAGGGCGCCATAGTTGGGCCGTTGGCGCGCCATAGACTAACCGTTAGCATTTGAATTCGCGCCTTTATCTAACTGTTGGTTAGTGGGGATTTAGGTGAGAATGGTAATGCAAACAATTCGCATTCGCCAGGGGCCGGGCAGGGGGGCTAGGGGCAGGCGTCCGAATTCATAAGTCCACTCACAAATTTCTCGCTAAAAATACCGTTTTTAGGCCTTTTTATTAAAATAATTGTAAAATAAGTTGAACTTTTTCACTTTTCTGATGTCCGATACGAGTATTTCTAGTATAGAAAGAATTGGATCCAAAGTGTTAGCATACAATTAAAGGAATAATTGTTTACTACTATGCCATACAAAGTTGTTCTAGATAAGTTAGAAGAGCTGACTAATCGGCTCAATTCAAAAGACATCCTCTCACAAGACAAAGAGTTAGATTACTTTGTGGACTTTGTGTTGGATTGTCCTCTTCCTATGTGGCTTAGGAATGTTGCAGGGGAAACCGTCTTCGTCAACCCTGCCTACACAAAAGTCTTTGGTGTTAAGTTAGAAGACTATGTTAATCGTAAAGATGATGATGTGTGGAAAGGTGGGGAGGATAAGGAATACAGAGCTAACGATAATCTAATACTTACTACTGGACGTGGTAGGTTTTTTTGTGGAACAAGCTGGTTTCGTCAAGACGAATGTTCCCAATCATATACTCGTTTACAAGTGGCCTCTCTATGATGATTGTGGCAACTTGTTTGGCATAGCCGGACTGAGTATTATCCAATATCTCAAGGACGGGATGACAGAAATTGGCGGAGAATAACCCGAAGCAAGGTGATTCCTGGTTCGAATACAGGAGATTAGTCTTGCAGAGCCTACAAGAACTCAAAACTGACATGGAAAAAGTCAGAGATAGGCTCGCATCTTTAGAAAAGTATGCAGATTTGAAGACAGATCTGGATAAATTCCAGGCTGACTTCAACAAATTCTTAAAAAACTATGAAAAAGAGATGACTACGGTCAAAATTAAGCAGGGTATGATATATTCAGGCCTTGCTTTTGTGGTTTCTGTGGTAATTTCTATAATTTCCGATGTATTTGGTAAATAAAATATGTTTAACAAGGTAATGAAAGCGTTTGCAGTCATGTCGATCGTGATGGCATGGGTAGAAAACGCTACGCAAGACGATGTTATCACCGTCGAAGAGGCAACGGATCTGGTACGTCAAGTAGCAGAAGCTGTTGGTGTAGATTCCCATCTGGAATGGAAAGTCTAAACATGAAGTTCGATGAAATTCGAGTCATCTCTGAAGCAACGGCTGATGATAGTGATAAGACCCTGACCGTACCGCCTGGTGATGATTACCAGCTGTTGTATGGTCAAGTAACATTGGCTACTACCGCAGATGTAGGCAACCGTAGGCTCGAAATTATCATCGCAGATGACAGCGCTACAGAGTTGTTCAACATCTCGGCAGGTGCCGTACAAGCTGCATCTACCACGGTTAAGTACCTCTTGGTACCGGGCCATCAGGTAAGAGAATCTACAGCTGTGAACGGAGAGCTGATCATTCCTCTCCCCTCCAATGTGTCTATGGCTACTGGCTGGACTATCCGCATCTACGATAGCGCAGCCATTGCAGCAACAGCAGACGACATGACTATCCAGCTAGTTGCAGGTGTGAACTACTAATATGTCCCTCCCCTTTAATCCACAGACTATACAGTCAGGCTTTAACTCAGTAGACGTTCTCAATGAGAACTTTGATAATATTGAGACAGCCTTAGCTGATGGACTAAGTAGATCAGGTTCTACACCTAATGCTATGGGTGCAGACCTGGATATGAATTCTAATCGTATCCTGAATCTCCCTACGCCTGTTAATGGCACAGAGCCGGCCACGTATGCCCAACTGTTGAACCTTGCTACTTCTGGTGGCCTTACTCTCACAGGGTTTGCCAAGGAAACGCAGACAGCTACAGCTGGTCAAACTGTCTTTACATTAAGTCTGATGACGTATATCCCAGGTACGAACACTCTTCTTGCGTGGATTAATGGGGTAAATCAAGCTAGTTTTACAGAGACTTCAAGTACTGTTGTAACCTTCTCAGAAGGGCTACAAGCAGGTGATGAGGTAATGTTCCTTGCCCTGTCTACTGCTACCACAGCTAGTTCTGTAGACTCATCCATTGTCACATACAATCGTGGTGGCTCGGCAGTTAACACCAATGTTAAAGCCATTCTTCAACAGACGCCTACGGCTGCAGATTTCGGCATAGTGGCTGACGGCTCTACAGATGATTCTGCGGCTTTCTTAGCCTATGCAAATTATTGTGCAGCTAATCAATATAAAATGATTTTGCCTAAGGGCAGTATCAGGTTGGTATCTAGTATACCGATAACTTTACAAGATAATACTCAACCAAGTTCTCGAGAAGGCGGCTTCAGTATAGAAGGTCAAGGCATGTATGCTACAACTTTGTTATACGAAGGCACTGGGTATTGCTTAGACTATGTTACTAATAGCACAGGCAATGACGATATAAACCATACTGGATTTTCTATAAAGACTACCACCGGAGGCGGCATACAAGTCGGCGAAGGCGGTAATTTACTCTTTGATAGATTCTTTATGGATGGTTGTGCATCTGGAAAATGGGGCTTATACTTAGACAATGGTTCTGGTACTGGCCCGTATCAAGTATCTATAGTAAATTGCAGATTCTGGAATGCTGGGGCTGACTACTTAGGTGGAGCATGGTACATCAATGATGGCCATACGCTGTATAGTCATAACACATTTGTGTCTAAAATGGCTAAGAATGGTACTATAATTTACATGGGAAATGTAAAGAATATCCACATTCCTACCATCACATTAGAGTCTAGAGCTGATACTTATACTGCTCAAGTCGGTATAGAGTTAGATGGTAATCCTGAGTCTACGTACATAGGAACTGTTCACGGGGAGACCAGATGCAACACGCTGATTAAGTTATCTAGCGCAGCTGCGTCTAGGGGATTAAAAATAGGAAGTATCTTTGCTTGGCAGAAGAGAACTGATTCTGGAGCAAAAGACTTTGTAGTTATAGACGCTACGTCTGCTGCATACAAAGTTCAAGTGGGCCATATCTATTTTAAAAGTGATTGCACTTATGCTGCCACAGCTCCCGGCTATTTAGTTCTGGATGATGGCGACATGGTCGAGATACAAGACTATGTAGTAGACCAAGCCACTACTCACGTTAACCAGTATGGAAGAGCTTTAAAAGCTAACCCATACCACACAGAGAACAGTTCCTCTGTTGCTGTAGGAACAACTACTACCCCTGGTACTACGTTTGATTTGGGAAGAGCTGGATCTTATTTAGTAAGTGTTACTGTGCAGAGTAATGATAACAATCATTCTCGCTCTGAGATTCACAAAGTAATCTTTGATGACTCTAGCAATGATTACACTTCAACAGAGATTATCGGAACTACCGCAACTAAAGGTTCAGGGGTCGGTAACATAACATTGACTGTGGATAAGGATGGTGTTGTTACAGTTGCTACTGCATCTTCAACCAGCAGATCTTATAACATACACTATGGCTGGCGTAAACTCGCTAGCCTGCCTTGGAGCTAAACATGGCACTCACAGTAGTTAAAGGTTCTTCTTCTGTTTATTCTGGCGTAAGTTCTGCCAATTATGGGGCAATTGGAGATGGTGTTACAGATGTGACTTCTCAACTCCAAGCCGCCATAAACGCTACTCCATCTGGAGGCACCTTGTTTATCCCCAAGGGGACATACATTACCGGCACGCTTTCAATTACCAACAATATAACTATTCGGGGCGAAGGACTAGCCACTATCTTACAACTTAAGAATGCAGCTAATTCTTATATCTTAGATGTAACGGCTACGTTGAACATGTATGACATGTTCCTTAAAGCTAACAGATCTAACCAAACATCTGGGGCTTCTAGTGGCTGTGTGGATTGCTCTCCCGGTGCAGACTTCTCTAATTTTATATCTTGTCGTTTTCAAGATGCAGAAGAATACAACGTCAAGATGGTCGGCGGTAATCAATATAGTTTCTTTGGCTGTCAATTCAGGAATGCCACAGATGCCGGTGCTTACATCCAAAATGCGGTAGATGTAACTTTCACAAGCGGTTGCATTTTTGAAGATAATGATGCTAAGGGATTGTGGCTTAAGGGGAGTTCAAACCAATCGGCAGCTTTAGTATCCGGTTGCTACCTCGAGAATAACGGGGTATACCATATCTATGTTGACGGTGCTCAATCAGATGAGTATGGTAATGTTGGTAATACAGACTTAGCCGTTCTTGATAATTACATGAACGGTAATGCCACCAAGACCACACATTACGCAATTGGCATCAGCGGCGTTGTGGCGCACGGGATGCGTGTCCATGGTAACACGATTCTGGATTGCGATCTCGGGGCATTCGACATCGGCACTCTATCCGGTGGTCGGGGCTTTAATGATTTCCGGAATAACACCTACACCGGAACAACCCCCGTATTCTCTAGCGGCAGTACAAATACTCAAGGCTTCTTAGTTGATGACGCTGTACTCCTTCGGTTGACTTCACCTGAGATTGCTCTTGACGGTGGCTCTGTTACCCAGAGATTCTCCCCATTCATGGGCACTAAGAATTACAGAATCTTAGAAGCTCATTTAGAATACACCTCTGCTACCACAGGGACCACAACCATTGGCCTCGGGTATAACGGATCTTCCAGTGCATTCTTAAGCGGTTACACCACAGCTACTGGAAAATCTCAGTATGATATGGTGGATATAACTTCTAGCTTAGTTAACTACAATGCTACAAGCCAGCCTTGGGGCGGGGGCAGTGCTCTTACTGACAAGCACTTAGCTGTTACTACAGCAGGTGGTGCAACGGCAGGTGATTGTAAACTTCATCTTTTGATTTGGGTTCACTAATGATTTCTGACGAACTGAAAGCCAAGCTAAGTAGCTCTAACGGGCAAACGCGCACGGCTATCTTTCGTGAGATCTGCCCCGCCGCACGTAAGAAGGCTGGGTATGATCCAGTCTACACTATGTTTGATAGTCCGCGAGAAGGCCTGCCTTCTGCATATCAAATCTACATGGCTGCATCTAGCGAATACGAAGCAGCAATGAACTTGGTGGGCTCTTGGGCCCACTGGGAAAAGCTCATGGCTAACGACAACTTTATGAACGGACCTGGCAAGCACAGTGGCTCAGGTTGGCGTGGCCTCGCGTCTTGGCGCGAAGAGAAAAGACTTATGGAAGAAGCGAAAGCTGTCAAGCTGCTCGAGAAAGCAGCTGCTGCCGGCAGTGTTACCGCGGCTAAGTTACTCCTTGACCGAGTTAAGGAAGAAACTAGAGGACGTCCTAAGAAAGTCAAAGCGCAGCAAGAGACAGAGAAGCAAGTTAAGAACGACAAGCTTATCTCTGAATCCCTTAACGTAATTGAACTAATGAGAAGTAATGCGCGATCTGGACAAAGCGAAACCGGCGCAAGTAAGGAAGATAATTGAAGAGTGTGAATTCAATTTATTCGCATTCGCTCGATTACTAAACCCCTACTACGTATACGGAGAGATTCATGAAGAAGTATTTTCCTGGCTTGGAGACCCCAATGGTTCGGAACGACAACTTCTTCTACTCCCTCGTGGCCATCTCAAGTCTCATTGCATTGCTGTTTACTGTGTTTGGCGTGTAACCTATCAGCCCTGGACAACGTTAGTATACGTAGCTTCCCAGGAAGACTTAGCTAAGGCTCAAGTCTACGCTATGAAGAGCATGATGACCTCAGACATCTACACGGCTATCTGGCCTGAGATGTTTGCAGAGAACAAGGGTGAGCGGGGCGTCTGGTCGGCATACGCATTCGACGTAGACCACCCAGATCGTAAGGCTCACGGTGTACGAGACCACACTGTAATCATTAAGACAGTTAAGTCGAATGCCCAGGGCCTGCACAGCGATGGCCTAGTATTCGACGACGTGGTTGTACCTCAGTTTGCAGATACAGCAGTTGGACGTAACGAGCTTTCTAAATCACTCGGCTACTTCTCATCGATCCTTAACCCGGGCGGTTGGATTAAAGCAGTAGGTACTAGGTACCATCCTAAAGATGCATATCAATCTATGATAGCAGCCCGCAAGGGTATATGGGATGAGATAGAGGGAGCGTTCACGAAGGAGGAACCGCTTTGGGATGTTAAGGAAAGAGTTGTAGAAGACTCCCCTGACAGATCAGGTACAGGTAGATTCCTGTGGCCACGTACTCAATCGACCAGAGATGAGAAGTCGTATGGGTTTGACATACGAGAGTTAGCTAAGATTAAAGCTGACTATCAGTCCCATCAAGGTACAGTACACTTCTATTCTCAGTATTACAATGACCCCAACGATGTGGGTACGAATAGGATAGGCCGCGATAAGTTCCAATACTACGATCAAAAGCATATCGTAGTTTCAAATGGAACTGTAAAGCACAGAGGTAATAGGTTAAACGTTTATGCTGCAATGGATGTGGCTTGGTCTGACCATAGCAAGGCAGATTATACAGCGATCGCCGTCATCGGAATCGACTCAGAAGGATTCATCTACGTCCTTGACCTCATCCGATTCAAAACCTCAAACTTCCAAGAGTACTACGAAAGCTGCGTCAGCCTCCAACAACAGTGGGGCTTCAGGAAAATGGTTGTTGAAACGAATGCTGGGGGAGCGCTGGTTGCTCAAGAAATTGAGTCTCTCGTCCGGCGTAACGGCGGCAATCTCGTTGTTGATAGACGTGCTTCCACAAGTCACCAGGGTACTAAAGCGGAAAGATGGGCAGCAGTTCTCGAGCCCAGATACGAAAGTAAGACCATCTGGCACGCGAAAGGAGGGTACACTCCAACGCTTGAAGAAGAACTCGTATCATCGAAACCCGCCCACGATGACCTCAAGGATGCGCTCTGTGCGGCAGTATCGACGGCTAAGCCCCCAGCTTCTAAGCGGCTGGATTACAAAGAAATGAATAACGGTAAGATAGTATATGGACGCTTTGGCGGCAGGGTTAGAGTAAGATGAGCGGAGTAGACTCTCAAGATTTTGACATAATCTTCGGTCAGACTGACGGTCTGGCTAACGAAGTTACTCGTCTATGGGAACTATGGAAGAATGGCCGACGCGACTGGATGAGTCGAGTAGAGGAAAATCAAAAGTACGTTCTTGCGACCAGTACAGCTGAGACTAGCAACGTTCAGAATCCTCACAGTCACACCACACACAACCCTAAGATTGCTCAGATCTTTGACAATCTTGTGGCCAATTACATGGCAGCCTTGTTCCCCAATGAGGATTGGCTGCGCTTTGAGGGGCATGATGAAGAGTCGCAAACATTCAGTAAGCGTCGCGCCGTACTCGCGTACATTACTACCAAGCATCGCCTCAACAAGTTTAAGAACATTACCAATGGGCTCATTACCGATTGGGTATTCACAGGAAATTGTTTCGCCGGAGTTACCTTCCGACAGGAATCTCATACGGATCCTGACACAGGCGAAATTATTCCTGGCTATATTGGACCCTGGGCATACCGCATCTCCCCGCATGACATCGTATTTAACCCATTGGCGTCAGATTTTGAACATTCACCTAAGATCATCCGAAGCCTTAAGACTCTTGGGGAATTGTCTAGAGATGCAGAAGAGAATCCGGAACTAGGATATTCTCAAGAGATCATCAACAAGATTAATCAGCATCGTATCAAGCTTAAGAGCTATACCGATACTGAAGTGGACAAGCATGTCCAGATGATGTTCGATGGATTCTCTTCTCCCAGTATCTACTACAACTCTGGCTACGTAGAAATCTTAGAATTCTACGGAGATATCTACGATACGAATTCTAACAAGTGGTTAAAGAATCAAGTAATCACTGTTGTTGATCGCCAATGGGTGATTCGTTCCCAGCCTCTCAACACTTGGTCAGGTCGCCCACACATTTTCCATTGTGGCTGGCGTTTACGCCCCGATAATCTGTGGGCCATGGGCCCGCTGGATAATCTCGTAGGTATGCAGTATATGATCAACCACCTGGAGAATGCTCGAGCAGATGCATTTGACCAGATGATTGATCCAGATAGGATCCTGGTAGGTGATGTAGAACCGGAGCAGCGTGGAGCTGCCATTGATTACTACGTACCTGAAGGTGGTTCTGTAAGCTACCTCAGCCCAGACACTACTGTCCTTAACGCAGACTTCCAGATTCAAAGGAAGGAAGCACAGATGGAAGAGTATGCCGGGGCTCCGCGCGAAGCCATGGGCATTCGCACACCTGGTGAGAAGACGGCATTTGAAATTTCCTCTTTGCAAAATGCAGCTTCAAGAATCTTTGAATCGAAGATCAATTTCTTTGAACAACAGTTCCTTGAGCCTATCGTTAATGCAGAGATTGAGGTAGCTCGTCGCAATCTAAATCAAGTAGACACCGTACGTGTAATCGACGATGACTTTGGTGTTACTGAATTCCTTAAGATTACGAATGAGGATCTTAGGGCTAACGGTACATTAGTTCCGATTGGCGCTAGGCACTTTGCACGTCAAGCTACGTTAGTCCAGAATTTACAACAGTTCATGCAAGCTCTTCAATCCGATCAGATGATGGCCCAACATTTCCCGAGTGAAAGACTGGCTAAGGCTTGGGAAGATCTTCTTGGATTTGAGAAGCTTGATCTCTTCGAGAAGTTTGGACGTATCGGTGAGGAGCTAGAGATGCAGAGACTGCAGTCTGTAGCTCAAGAACAGCTTCAAGTAGAAACGTCTATCCCAACAGTCCCGAATGCAGAGGGCGGACTTGCATGAGAATAAACGTTCACTTACTAAAAGGCCTTGACGAGAAAGACAAGGCCTTAGTAACAGGGCAAGCTGAGTATTCCAAAGATTTAATTAAGGCTCTTCGGAAAGAAATTTCCAAAAGAATAGAAGCCAGCTACATCGATGAAGAAGAGGTAATCTCTTCTGATGTGGCAAAAATGTATAGCACTCTCGGTTATCGACGGGGATTAAGGGAAGTGCTCGATCTGATACCCGAGGTGAAGATATGACAGATAGTATTTTTGACGTAGACAACGTCGAGAGCAAGGAAGCAGAATTTGGCAGCGCCGGGACTCCCGACAAGGATAACGATTCGCTAGCTGGATTGAGCAGAGAAGAAATTGATAAGAAGCTGAAGTCTCTTGGACATGCACAGGCACACATTAAGACTCTTGAGTCTGAAACTGCCCAGTATAGACAGGAACTAGCGCGTCTCCAAGAAGAGATGGCGCATGCTAAAACAATCGAGGAACTTCTTGCGCGCAGGGAAGAGGACTCAACGAACCGGACGACCCCCGTTGACGTTGATGGCCTTGCTACCAAAGTAAAGGAAGAAGTGTTCAGCACTCTCACGGAGAGAGAGCAGGTCGCTAAGCAACAGGCTAACCTTAATGCATCTATTGAGGCTGTTAAGAAAGTTCATGGTGAGAAGTATAGTGAAGCGGTTCGTAACCGAGCGTCGGAACTTAACATGACCACCAAACAAATGGAAGACTTGGCCAAGTCCTCTCCAGGAGCTTTCCAACAACTCATGAATGTTCAAAGTAACCGCATGCCCGCACCTACATCTTCTTCCACATCTTCAAACGTCGCTCCTTCTGAGAGCGGCGAGCAACTGTCGAGCGAATACTTCATGAAAGTGAGACGGGAAAATCGTAAGCTCTGGGATTCCTCAGAGTTCCAACGTAAGTACCGACAGTATTTGAACGACAACGTCATTAACAAAAATTAACTACAGTTAATTAGCTAAGGAAGGCTTTCAACAATGTTGGATACCACTTGGGGCTCTACATATTTCCATCGCCAGGAAGTCCTGAACGCGATGCTGAAAGATCAGCTCCGGGACAGCCTGATCGGCGCTAGCAACTGGGTGAACTGGATTTCTGACTTCACGGACGGCTCGAACTATAAGATCGCGTCTGTCGGTGAATTGTCGATTGACCAAGCAGCAGAAGCTACTTCTCTGCCTGATCGTCGGCCGGATGCTGGTCAGTTTATCTTCAACATCAATGAGTACATCGGTTCGAAAACTTCGTTTACCGATGACTTCATTGAAGAAGATCACATGGCTAACACCGTCCTCCAAACTCTCCCGGAACGCATGAAGCGCGCCATGGACGAGTACATCGAGACTCGCGTTTTCCATCTCCAAAATCAACAAACCGCCAATGACCCGAATACTATTAACGGTGCACGTCATCGTTATACGGCTAACGGATCGGGCGCTACGATTACGGTGCAGGATATCGCGTACGCTGGATACGCACTCGACAAGGCAGGTGTTCCCCGCGCTGGTCGAGTCGCTGTTGTGGACCCGTCGTTTGAGTTCAATACGAACATTCAAACGGGTCTGAGCGACATGACCTACAACCCGAATCATCAGGGTATTATCGAAACTGGAATCGGCGACAGCACTGGCATGCGTTGGATTCGTAACATTTATGGTTTTGACATTTACGTGTCGAACTATCTTGATACGATTACAACTGCAGAAAGTTCTCTCACGGATTACAACGGTAACACTACCGCTGGTGCGGTTGGCTACAAAGCCAATCTTTTCTTCTCCACCGCAGACCGTATGAACATGCCGTTCATCGGCGCATGGCGTCGTATGCCCACGTTCTCTTCGTGGCGTGACGAAGACAAGCGGATCGAATATCATCAGATGCTCGCTCGGTTTGGTCTTAAGCTGTATCGGCCGGAGAATCTTATCGTGATGCTGTCGAGCACCACGCTCAACTAACAGAGGAATCTAATATGTCTCGTCAACAAACGTGGACGAATGATGATGGTCTGGTAGTTGGATACGGTCCTCGCACTTCTTCGAATGAAAATGCTGGTCAAGTCATGGTACTTGGCGGCAATCGCGAAGTTCTTCAAGTCAATCTGGAATGGGATAACCTTCCGACTGGGGATACTGTCGCTCCTTCGATGAAATCCATTCCGATCCCGGCCGGTGCTGTCATTACTCGCGCTGATCTCAGCGTTGAGACGGCATTCACTTCCGGCGGCGCTACCACATTGAGCATTGGCTTTGTCAATTCCGCTGGTACTGCAATTGATCTGGATGGAATTGATGCTACGATCGCTAAAGCAGCTCTTGCTGCCAACACGAACATCGTCTGCGACGGTGCTCTGATCGGCAACAACGTCGGCACGGCCGATGCATACGTCAGCACGACCACGGCCACTGGCCCGTGGACGGCTGGTGATGCTGTTCTCACGATTGAGTATACTCGCAAGTCTCCGGACTCGACTCCGACTGAACCGATCTCGGGCGCTATCTAATAGCTCTCTGATCTATTCGTCATGGTGGGGGTTAGTAATAGCCCCCGCCACTTTTTAAGGTGATAAAGTGCCAGCACAACATTCGGCCCTGACTGGGTCGTCATTACACGAACCGAAGTATATCCAGACAGCTGCTACTTCAGATGCTGGAAAGGTAATTACACCCTCCGCATCTACGGCAGGTACTGGAGATCTTCGTCAACTTACATTAGCCGAAATTACAGCGAAGAGTGAACCCGTAGTTCTCCACTTCCCTGACATCGGCACGGCAGGAAGCATTTACTTTGTGGCCCCATTCGATGGGAGTATTACAAAGGCATGGTCTGCGATTTACGGTGCCATTGCTACTACGGATACGATCCTTACGTTGAAGATCAATACCGTATCGGTAACTAACGGTTCTATTACAATTGCATTCACTAGTTCAGCAGCTGGTGATATCGATTCGTGCACGCCTTCAGCGTTGAACACCTTCAGCGAAGGTGACCTGCTTGAGATAGCTTCGGATGGGGCTACAAGTAGCACTCAATCCGCAAGTGTAACTCTGTTACTAGCGAGAAACTAAGATGGCTCGTAATAAGATGACACTACTGGAAGTGGTTCAGAGCACACTAGATGCAATGAATCATGATCCGGTTAATTCTATATCGGATACGGTAGAGTCTCTGCAGATTGCAGAGGAGGCGCGAGTCACGTACTATGATCTTATGGATCGTGATGATTGGCCCCATCTTTACAAGCTTATCCCTTTAGAAGCAGTAGCAGATACCGCTAGGCCTAACTTTTTAAAGATGCCTAGTGAAGTTGTTCGTATTTACAATCTTAAATACGAGACTACCAAGTCTACAGATGATCATAGGACATTCGAATTTATTAAGTACTGTCCTCCCAAGGAATTTTTAGACAGAATTCACACCCGTCGCACGGATAATACAGATGTTACAGTTGTCTTAAACTTTGACAACGTGCCGATGTTTATCCTCAATGATGAGGCGCCGACATTCTGGACCAGCTTCGACGATGAATACATTGTATTCGATTCGTACGATAGCGCGGTTGACACGACAATGCAATCTTCGAAATCGCTGGTGGAAGCCAAGGTTATACCTGCATGGACTAGCTCCGATACATTCGTACCAGATATGCCAGAACAAATGTTCTCGGTATTCTTGGCAGAAGTTAGGGCAGCAGCCTTTACGTATTGGAAGCAGGGACAATCCCCAAAGGATGAGCAGCGTGCAGCTAGGGGCATCTCCCGCCTTCGAAAAGACGCGAGGAAAATAGATGAGCAAGATAGAAAAGTCAGATACGGTCGAAAGCGTAACTACTACTACACCTCCGAAGACGGAGATAAAGGCAGTGCGCGAAGAACGTGAAGGTGACGCAGTATTCGTACAGCCTGAGGGAGACCTCAAAGCTGTAGTTGCTGAAGAAGACGTACATTACGGAACGCCGACTTTCAATGAGCCAGTACCTATGGCCATTGAAGAAGATTCTCATATCTCTAGCCAGTTCTTAACTGAAGAGGTAGAACCTGGTAAGACCAAGATCGGTCAAACCCCTAACGGCAAGACTGTACAGATTTACAAGTTGGCAGACACTACAGGATACGGAATCCAATTCGCAGAAGGCGGAGAGAATCCTCCGGAATTCCAAGGTAAGTGGACTAGCTATTCCAAAGCAGAATTAGATGCCCGTATCTATCTGCAAAAGCGATGGGATGAAGTAAGTGGCGAGACGCCAACAAGTTAAAGAATACAGGAACTTTGTGGGAGGCCTCAATACTGAGGCCAGCCCGCTTACGTTCCCTGAGAATACCGCCAAGGATCTAGACAACGTAGAGTTGACTCGGGACGGTTCTATTCGCAGACGTAGAGGAGTAGACTTCGAGACAGGTGGAAGCTACTCCTCTTCTTCGTTTGGGCCAGAGTTATCCACGTACGCCATCACGTCTAATGAATGGGCATCTGTGGACGGTAACGATGATCTCAACTTTCTTGTGTTGCAGATAGGTGGAGAACTTTACTTCCACGATATCGGAGTGGATGCGATATCTTCCGGTGTCATCGGTAAGATCGACTTAGATCCGATCAAGATCAGTGATACATTCTACAAGGATCCTGTTTCTGTGGCATCCGGTAAGGGCAAGCTTTTCGTAGTCTCGCCTTCTATCTCTCCAGCCTACCTGCAATACAATCAGGATACTGGAGAATTCACAGGTGTTAAACTAACTATCAAGATCCGTGATACAGACGGTATTGAGGAGAATTCAGATTCCCCCCAGCTATTTGGAGACTCGGTTACGAATACTCCAACTGATCCTACCTTCGATGTTAATGATATTACTTTAAACATCGCTGCGTTGATAGGTACAAGCGGATTTGCTTTTAACTTCGGCAACCTTACCTTCAGTAGTTTTGAAGGTCTCGCCCCCGGAACGGTTTTGTTCTAATGCGAATAGATGAAAGACCCACAACTTTAACAGCAGACCACAATTACAATCTTCGTAACCAAGGCTGGCCAACTCGCTTCTCTAACTTAGACGATAGAGATGGCGAGTTTCTTTTCATTGGGGATCCTGTTGCCCATACGAAAACTAAGATGGGTTTCTACCCATCCAACGCTGACATCCTCTACTCAGCTAAGGCCAGCACAGCTCAGAAAGGACGTGGGGTAGACTCCTATTCCCCATGGCTCCTAGAGACTGTGCCATTTGGCAATACCCCAGCTCCTCGTGGGCATTTCATTATCAATGCGTTCGATAGAAATCGCCAGACAGTGTCCGGGATCTCAGGGATCTATGATCCTGAGAGAGATTTAGAATCCTCAAGACCGGTGGCTACGGCATTCTATGCCGGCCGAGTTTGGTACCTTATGCGAGATGGTACGGTTTACTTCTCTCAGATCTTAACTGATCTGTCTAAAGCTAACAAGTGCTACCAAGAACAAGATCCCACGGCTGAAGATATTAACGATCTTATCGCTACTGATGGCGGTAAGATAAACATCGATGGCATGGCCAGAGGTTTAAGGCTAGAGCCCATAGGTATTGAGCTTGTTATCTTTGCAGACAATGGCATATGGTCCGTGTCTGGCGGAGAGACGGGTGGGTTTAAGGCTACAGAACAACAGGTTAGAAAGATTACAGACATAGGGCCTATGTCTAAGGACTCTGTTGTTGTGGCTGAGAGCCAGATCTTCTACTGGAGTGACGGCGGGATATACGCACTCGGCCGTGATGAGGTAAGCGGGAGCCTTCGCCCTCAGAATATCTCTGAAAATACCATCCAAACTTTCTATCTCACCATTCCTGTAGCGGGTAGGAAGTTCTCTAGAGGATTTTACGACCAGTCTTCTAAGAAAATCTACTGGTTCTACAACGATCAATCCAGCTATGATGGAGCAGAGTGGAGATTCAGGTACAATAAGATCTTGATTCTAGATCTAACCATTGAGGGATTTTATACTTACTCTGTAAGCCTGTCTGAATCGACCCCATTTATCTCAGCGATGGTGGAGAAGAAGTCAGGCACCACTGTAGAAGGAGACGATCTTGTCTTAGATGGGGCTGATCAAGTCCTGGATGGCACGGAAGAAGTTATATCTAAGGTAGGCAGTCCTAACTATGGGGCTACATCCTTGAAGCTTGTGTGTTTTGAAGAAACTTCTACGGACACATGGCAATATTCCTTTGCTGAATTTAAGAATAGAACATTTCTAGATTGGGATAACTCTCCGTATAGTGCTTCACAAGACTACTCCTCCTTCATAGAGACTGGGGATGATGTGTTAGAAGCAGCAGGTACGGAGAAGGAAGCTTCGAGATTGCACACGTTTTTCAAGAGAACAGAGACTTCTTTCGAAACAAAGGAAGATGGAACTGTAAACTTCGACTATCCTTCTGGATGTACTGTTAGAGCTAAATGGCATTGGACAGATAGTGCATCTTCTAACAGATGGACTGAAAGGATGCAAGCTTACAAACTCCGACGCCCCTATTTTGTGGGGGAAAGCGGGGATGCTTTTGATTATGGCTTCGAAGTTATCGAATGCCTAAATCAATTGAGAGGAAAAGGTAAAGCTATTCGTCTCAGATTTGAATCAGAGTCAGGGAAAGACTTCCATCTTCTTGGATGGGTCATCCCATTTATCGGAATGACGGACACTTAAAATGACAGGTTTAGAATTTGCCTTAGTAGTGGCAGCGGTAGCGGCGGTAGGCTCTACTGTAGCCACGGTAAAATCGGCTAAGGCGCAAAACAAAGCTGCTAAAGAAGCTAACAAGGTTGAGCGTAGGATGGCTGATGTTACTGCATTGCGTGAGCGTAAGCAGGCTATCGCAGCTAGGAACGCACGTGATGCCGAGTTGGTAGCAGGCGCAGTGTCCTCTGGGGTGGATGTGAGTTCAGGTTTACAAGGGGCACGTGGGGCTCTGGGCGCGCAGACGGCATCTAACATTGGATACGCTAACTCTGCCTTCGCATCTCAGAAAGCGATAAGCGATATCCTTCTGAAGGGGCAGCTTAAGGCGCAGAAGTTCCGTAACGTAGCTGCTGGGTTTAGTACTGTCCAGAGTATTGCAGGTAACGTAGCTTCTTATAAAGCAAGTAGCGGCGGCAACAATACCACACCGAAGTTTGAAGGCTAATGGATCAAACAACAGATCAACTGTCTCAATCTTGGTACATGCAACGTGCCAAGGAAACCGAGAATGCTGCTAGTTCAGACGTTGCTGACAAGATGGCACAACTGGCTGCACTCGGCGCGGGCGTTAACCCCCAGCTGTATGATGCGGTCAAGCAAGAGTTCCAAACCAATGGCGTATCTCAAACGTACGACATGGTGCAGCAAATACTTGAGAAGCAGAGACAATTCCAACTCGCTGATCTGGCTAATGCTACGATCAAAGGTACTTCTACGTTTGAAGAAAAGCAAGGAAGGATTGATCAGCTGAGAGACCGGGCTCAGGCTAAGGCTAGCATGCGTGAGCTAGCTACCGATTCCCTGATGTATAACTCAGAACCCTTAACTGGCCTTGATCTGATCGGGGCTTCAGTGATTGAAAACCAACGGAAAGCTCTCCTCAAAGAGAAGGGTTGGGTATCTGATGAGGTTCGTAGATTAGTAAATGAGCGTGGGGCTGGACTGGATAGTAATCTTGGCAAGGCAGGTTTAGAATTTATAGTCTCTGCTTTTCTACCTGGATTCCAGCTTAGGATTGGTGAGATCCACAGACGTGTTAGCCCCGAAACTTTCTCGGGCACTGACTATCTGCTTGCCGGTAACAGCATAGAAAGCTTCCGCAAGATGTTCTTCCAACTGGAAGAGCCGAGGCAGATAGAAGTTACTAGGCTCCTGCTGCAAGAGATTAAGAATATCTCTCCGAATCTCATAGACAATAGCGTTACTGAATGGGAAGCTATTCAAGATTTCTTAGGGGGCTTAGATCCTTCTAGTCAAAATATGCCAGTAGAGAAAACTCTACTGAATATCTTTGGCGTGTTAGATGTTATCCCGTTACTAGGCACAGCCGGCAGGGTCATGTCACGCATGGCTCTTCCCAAGACTCGTATCACTCAAGATTCTGCAGCTAGCAGGCTAGCTTCTGTTGCACCCAAGGATGCAGAGACTGTGTTCAGGTCTGCCTTGGAGACAGAGAATGAACAGCTGGCTAATAGTCTGGGTGTAGATCTGTCTCAGATTGCTATCGATACTATTCTACCCAAGGCTTCCAGGGCCGACATCACTGTCAACCCCGATCTTAATTTAGATGATGCCTACGGTATTGAAGATGTACTCAACCATAATCCCCTTGGCCTTCTTCTCACAGAAGAAGAACGGCGGCTGCAGAAAGAATCTCTCAGAGAACGTATAGCTGCTACGGAAGACGCACTCGAAGCTAAGGTGGGACATGTGCATCTTAGCAAGACGACAATCGAGGATGTCGGCGGAGCGTTAGAAGCTAATTTTGTTGTGGCTGCTAATGCTTCTCAAGCATTCCCGACCTATGATCTTGCCCGTAAGTTAGGCAAAGCTTATGTAGAAGTAGCTCCAGATGAATCTAACATGAGGATTCTAAAGAGAGACTTTGAAGACGATACTTATAAAGTAGTAGATCCTAATAACAAAGAAGACATCAACTCTCCTGGTGAATTCCTAGTTCAAGTTAAAGTACGTGAGCCCTTCGATTACATCGGGGCAATTGCTAGTGGCTTCAAAGATTCAGACTTCATCGGCTATCGTGGACGCTTAGCTGCCTACATGACTAACTCTTCTGTCTTCTCGGATAGAGTTCGCCGAGCTATCAATGCGGGGACAGATCGCCAACCGGCTATCGAACGTGCACTAGGCGATATCATGCAGCCTTTCAATAAGCTTAACCGAACTAAGCAGTCTGCTGTTATGGCGGTATTGAATGAAGAAGATCAAGTTAGGAAAGAGTTCAAGAGACGGGATGTACTAACACGTCTAGGCGGAGATTACGAAGCATATCGTGGATACCTGGCCACGAGAGAAATGCTAGAGGTAGGACGTAAGATGCTTAATAGGCACATACGCCCTCGACTCCAACGTGAAGGGCAGAAAGCTCTTAGCGTTAGAGTTGTACGTCCGGGTAAGAATGGTGGCCCACCTACAGAAGAATTCGTACAGCACATGGGAAGGCCCCTAGATGAGCCTGTAAAGGGCATTACAGCGGCCTATGACCCAGTAGAGGGTAAGATCGTAAGACTCACTGACGAGGCTGTAGAGGCCCTATACGCAGAGGGTAAGAAGCTATACGAGGCTAAGACTAGATTCCGTGCTAATGGGCATAGCACAGATCATATTATCTACACCAGTCGTAAGACTATGAGGGTGTCGCCCCTTCCTTTTAACGTAGTTAAGAAGATACCCGGTTATCTCCCCCGTGCCTATGATGCAGCCTACATTGTAGGTACTGAAGGCAGAGGAATGCATAACTTTACCCGTGAGCCAGAAGGATACTTCTCTCCGGTATCTCTGTTTGCTAACAGAGGGGAAGCTGAGGCTGAGGCTGAGCTTAGAAATCTGAACGCTAGGTTAGATGCAGAAGTTGCAGGTAATGATGCTCCAGGTGATATCTATAAGATCAAAGCTTCTAGGGAATTAGAACGTCTTGATCCAGGTAAGCAGCTGTTAGATAGATCTTCTATCGAGTATCTGGTTGAATCAGGCCAGCTGTTCTTCTCTCCTCGAGGGGAAGAGCTTAAACCTCTGCAAGAGACTGTATTAGGAAGCCGGTCACTTAAGGGTGTTGCTGATTCTCTCGATGCAGCTCGGGCTACGATGGCTCGTCACCTTAGCGTTGATCCCCTGGTAGAGAATCTCTATGAGAGACTGAATAGAACTTATGGTCAAGACTTCGGGATTGGCGGTAAGGTTCCATTGAGGGGTACGTTACCTAAGAATAAGGTGACTACTGATGCACATCAAGAAGATAGGTATCGTCAAGCTGTAGCAATGCGTGATAGGATTGCTATGATTGCAGGTATCGACGAAGGTACGTTACAACGTAACTACTCTAACGTCATGATCAAATTGGCAGATGCATTGTCAGAGCCTGAGTACGGTGGGCTGCGTAACAAGGCAGCTAGTTCAGTTCTCAGGGCTGCAGGTAATGATCCGACTGCATTAGCTAAGAAGGCAGCATTCTTAAAGTTCATCATCTTAAATCCTATCAGACAAGCTCTGCTCCAATCTCAACAGCTCACTGTCTATGCAGGCTTGGACAAAACTCTGCCTTACATGTTTGGCGGTGGATTCGTAAGGGACTACGCACAGCTAGCAGCCGGACTGGTCACGAGATGGCAGCCTGATTTGTGGCTGGCTACTCGTAAGAATATAGCTAATGCTAGAGGGATTACAGAGCAAGAGGTTCAATTGTCTATTGATGCATTCCGAAAAAGCGGAATGATTCAAGGCATTGACTCCCATGATTTCTTAACAGCCTTTGCTAATGATCCTAGACGTATTGATAGAAGTAATTCCGCTGCTTGGGACGGTATGAAGAAAGGCTTCATGAATACTGTCCGCATCTCTCGTCGCTTAGGTTTTGACTTTGGTGAAATCACCCAATTGATGGGGGCATTCCTAGTATCCAAGAATCGTTGGATGAAGAATAATCCCAAGCTTGCTGACAAGTGGGCGGACGATATTAACCTGGCTAATATTACTGCAGATGCTAGAGAAATCTCTCTTTCTATGAACAGAGGGGATGCATCCAGATTCCAACGTGGTGGCATGGGACTGATGTTCCAGTTTATGAGCCACACTACTAAGTCTCTTCAGATGTTGTTCCCGACGGGGACTAGGTTCGGTAGCAAGTGGCTCAACAATAGAGAGAAAGCGCGCATTGCTCTGCTTCAATCTTTAGTATACGGGCCTATTGGTGCATTCGGAATCAACCGTACGTACGAAGCTATGGTTGCCCAAGCTGGGATTGAGGTCCCGCCTGAAGCTACTAAGATTGTAGAAGAGGGCATGGCTGGCTATTCAATCAACATGTTGGCTGCAGCCTTAGATGAAGAAGGGGAATTGCAATCCGACATCGAGTTCTCTCAAAGCTTCTCCCCATTTGCAGGTACGGGCGGCGGTTTCGCTGCGGTACTGGAAGCTGGGTCTAAGCTGGGTAGAAGTATTGGCTTAGATCTTATGGATATCCCAATCCCTGAGTCTGGTACGTTCGCTATCCGAGCTTCCAATCCTGTCACTAAGATTCTAGAAGCTCTGACACTCACAAAGCCAGATGCTTTTGAGTTCTTCTTCGGGGCTGCTGGCAGTGCATCGACGGAAGTATTAGATCGTATCAAGCAAGCAGCCTTTATCTTAGGGGAAGGTGCTAGGGGGGAGCTGCCGGAAGATGCTAATGCCTATGCCTTAGCTCTGGATGAGATGCTTAAGGTCTTGCCGATCTATAGCGCAAACATCAGCGCTATTGCAGCTGACAAACATGGTTCCTTTGTGGATGGTAAGGGCAGAATAACTACCGAAGCTAGCCACGGAGAGATCTACGCTCGTTCCTGGTTAGGTTTGCGTAGCAGGAGAGAGACCCAGCAGTCAGAATTCAACAGACAATTCACTCCTCCTCTTATCCACACAGTTGAAGGGATGAAATCTTCTCTGGAACAAGCAGCCCGTACCATGTACGATCGTAACATGAGACTTGTTCGTCAACTTAATGACGGAGAGATCGATATAGATTTGTTCTTTAAGTTGACGTATAGGGAAATGCAGGCTCTCAGAGACTCAGTTTACCCTGAGCAGTGGATGTACATGATGACATCCATGAGAAGTCGTATCCTCTCTGATTTAAGTTCGGATGGACAAACTCCGAAGATGATTAAAGCTCTTGAATCCGCCCTCGGGTCAGGAGTTATTGACCCCGGCTCTTCTGCGGTGACGCGGGTTAAAAATATGGCCCCATTCACTGGCCAAGCAGAGCTTATTAAAATAATGGAAACTCTTTTCAATGCGAGACGTGAACAGTAATGGTTAGTTTAGTAACACAAAAGCCTGATGTAGGGGCCCCAAACGTCTCTACCCCCAATCTGGTGGATGAAACAGCCACTGTAAGAGGCCTTGATAATCTCGGGGAAACGTACGGGCGAGCCGTATCCGGTAGAAACCGTGCCGAAGCAAACATGGAGGCCGCTAAAGCGGAAGCTGCGGGTATATCCATCGCTGAAAATCAACCGATCGGCACTAACCAGTCTGCATTTGATGTACTGAAGGAAGAATTCGGAGAGCCTACATTAACAGAGATGGGATTCTTTGTTAAGAGGGATGCCGCTGTTGAAGTAGGTCGCTTAGATGCGGCTGAAAGGCAGGGTACTCTGTCTAATCTGAACGATCTCCGTAGAAATATCCTAATGCGACAGGCTATCGCACGTAATCCTTTCTTTGCTAGAGAATTGTACGCTCAGTACAAGGAAGCAGATGGGAAAACCACGAATGCTTTAAATCTTCTGACCGAACAAACTGAAACTAAGATTGCTGAAGCTCAACGTGATGCTGAACTCAAGGTTATCCAAGAATTTGACATCAACACAGGCGATCCTCTTACGGATAGGCTCCGGGCTAGAAGCATAATGTCTCAACAGGCTTATCTTAAAACGATAACCTTAGGTAATGAGATAGGTCAGCAGGAATTTACTAGAGAGACACAAGATGCTAGCTTAGGTGCTAAGTTTAGGGAAGAACAAGCTCTCTATTTGTGGCGTGAGACGAGTGGTATTCAGTTAAACCTAGCAACGCAGAAGATGGCGAGTGTTATAGACAGAGCTTTGGCGGATGCCCAAGCTAACGGAACCCCACTTGATATTACCGCTTTCCGAAATGATATGGCCAACGCTCAAGTCAGTATTGCTACTAACTTGGCAGCCAAGAATGGTATAGACGTAGCCACTGTACAAGCAGCTCTGAATCCGTACATGGAATTGTTGACATCCAGGATGGATGCTACTGCATTAGGAAGTGATCTTAAGGATCAAGCTGCTATGTTAGAAGCTCAATCGAATATGATTCAGTATTCGAATGATATTCTAACACGCAGAGACATGAGCGAGCTCCTTAAGATTCCAGGTGCCCCAAGAGCTATCAATTGGATCAAGATTACTAAGGGTATGGATCCCCTTATGTCTGCTCGAATTGAAAGCAGACTTGCTAATGAAGGTATTAAGTTAGACGTAGAAGAATTTCTTATCCGAGCTATGTCACCTGGCTTCGTTGAAGTACAGAAAGGTAAGAGCTTCAAGGATACTGCTATTGAGATGGGTTATACGCCTGAAAAAGCGGAGAAGATCGCTTCAACTTCTTTAGCTAACTTGAATGATATGCTGTCCGTCATACCCACTGAAGGATTAGAGGGCATATCGGGATCCACCACTTCTTTTAACGGGCAACCAGTATCTAATCTCTCCGATCTTACAATTAAGATCATGAAAGCTGTGAACTCTGAAGACCAAGAAGATCTAACCCCTGAGTATTACAATGAGATTGCCAGGTTCTTTGGTAATCCTAATGTGGCTAACCAAGTTATTGGCGCCATTGCAGTCATTGATCGCAAGGCAGCAGATAATCTAGTTGGAGGGATGCAGCGTAACTACGAACACTTACTCAGGAATCTTCAGGAAGATTCATCTAACATCATTATGGTTAGGAATGTAGGGGCAGCTCGTACATCTGATTATAGGGTAGTAGATGCTAACCCTAAGATACTTGGCAGCTTGTTTGGTATCAACATTACCAGCGGATTACCGGGTACAGCTGAACGTCTTAGGGCAGATAGTAACAACATCTCGGCTGCAGAGTTCTTGGAGACTGATGTAGATGAGAATGGAAACATTTCGTTTAAGCCTATTGCTGAATATGCTGACAGAGCAGTTGCTATCCAAGCAGGTAGGGATCTTACAATGGCGTATAGTAAAACGTATGGCCACCTTGTTCGGGGTTTCGCGCACATCGTAGAAGGTAGCACGGACTACCAAGGTGCAGGGCTTAATATGATGGCAGCTGGAGGGTTCAAGCCTACCCCTGCTACTAAAGAGCAGCGTCAAGCAGCAGCTACAGCTAGAGCTGAGGCAGTTAGGCAGAATATGAGAGAAGAACTTCGGGCTGCACACCCTGACTGGAATGATAAAGATATAGAAGATGTGCTTGGGGGCGATTAATAATGCCATTCGGAACTAGACAAGCAGCTAAGGGTATAGAGGCCATCACCGAGGCAAGGAGCAAGCTTGTTGGCGGTGTGTCTGAACAATCTTTAGACGAAGCTGATCGTATCTTAGCTGATAAGATAGCTCAAAGAGAGCAGATTAAGATACGAGAGAAGGCTAAGATGGAAGAGAAGGCTGCTGTACCTGCAGAGGAAGCTCCTAGTCTGACGCCATTAGAAGATGGAGTCTACCGTGATGATGCAGGTAAGACCTTCATTGTAGAGAATGGTAAGATTCGTTCCACTGCCCCCACCCAAGAAGAGATATCTGCTCAGGTTAGTGCTAGTGCACGTGAGGTAGCAACCGGTCCTGCATCGGTGGATCCTAACATCCCGACCCAACAGCTTCAGCAAAGATCTGAGATAGGGGCGTTAGGAAAACCGGACACTTCCCAGTCTTCGTCAGTTGAGGCCGTCTATGGCAGGGATGAGTCTGGAAATATTTTTTTCTTAGAGGGCGATGAAAAGATCTCGTCAAAAGATAAAATATTTTATCACTCAACTACAGCAGATTTTGAAAATTTTGAAATAAAAGATTCACCTACCTTTGATTACGGAGATGGAGAAAGTGCTGGAGGTATTTTCTTCAGTCCAGATCCTTCGGGCGGGGAGTATGTTCTAGATAATGGGAGAGGTAGATTTTTAGAAGGCTCTAACACTCGCCCAGTAAAGTTAGATCTAGGGGATAGGCCCGTAATACTTAGTGATTTATACCCCGACCTTATGGTAAAATCCTTAGAATATCAAGCCAAGATTTTGAAAACATTAGCGAGAGATGGAGCCACTTCTGCGATCTTTCCAAACGGAGAAGTAGTAGTATTCTCTCCTGAACAAATAACTTCTGCGATCAAATGATACAAGGTAACTTAAAAAAAGTAGGTCCATTACCTAGGATACCAGGTCCTCCTGGTCCTATAGGTCCCCAAGGTATCCCAGGTCCGGCAGGTCCTAAGGGAGACATAGGTCCTGTAGGTCCAACAGGTCCGCAGGGTCCTGAGGGTAAGCAAGGGCCGGCTGGTCCCCTAGGCCCACAAGGCCTGTCCGGTCCCATAGGTGCGCTCCCCCGCCATAAGTGGGAGGGGACCAGCCTTTCTTTTGAAATAGCTCCTGATCAATGGGCAGATCCTGTTGATCTTAAAGGAGAGCCGGGCAGGGATGGGACTTCCAACGCAATTGGAGGATCCGTCTTAAAGCCAGTTAGGCAGATCACTGTTGAAGGATTCGACTTTAAGATTAAACCTAGCTGGCTACTGCCGGGCATTAATATCATACGTGTTACTGACACCTCTAGTCCTGTAACTGTACGTATTCCACAATATGTAGACCAACACACTCTGATCTACATCAACGATGAGTCTGGTAACGCCGACTCTAACAACATTACAATCACTACACTAGCGAGTTAAATATGGCGCAAGGTACAATTACTATCTTCAACCAGTTTAAGGAAGATCTCGGCGATTCGATCCACGACTTCATCGGTACGCCGAACACTATTAAACTGGCATTCACTAGCACGGCCGTAGGGTCCTTGGCTGCAAGCGATCCAGCGCCCCACTTTGGTGGCACAGGCACTACTGACCTATCATCCACTCAAGTTACAGGTGGTGACATTTCTGCAGGCGGCAAGAGTCTGTCCACTATTACGTGGTCCGAGACTTCTGGCACTGTGACCTTCAACTGTGATGATGTGTCGGTGGCAGTCAATGCTTCTAACCCTATCACAGCTAAGACAGCCATCATCTACAATGATACAGACACTAACAAGCGGGCAATCGGATTCATGGATCTCACTGCCGATGGTACCACAGCTGTAGACCTTACCAATGGTGCTACCATTGCATTCTCTTCGGGCATCCTGACCTACTAAGATGGCAGATTACACCATAATTGTTATGGCTGTAACCCCTGATCATGAGCTGCCTCCTGAGAAGGAGGCTGGCAGATGGAGGGAGGGTGAATTCGTAGATGTTATGCCGTATACGGGCACAGCTGCGTCTCATCCTAGATTTGTTAATCTGCATCTTAGAAACTGCCCTCTCTCCTTGGCTCAACTAAAAGAAAAGCTTCTCCAATCCTCGGAAGATTCACATGGAAATCCTATGGCTAGGAGAAAGCTGACTCTTAATCCAACTAGGGTACAGCCTTCTAGAATAGCTGAAGGAAGGGGGAATAAGAGTTTAGATTCACAGTGGTCTGTGTTCGTACGAGCATTGGGTCGGAGAGATCATGCATCGGATAGGTCTGTTCTAGCTGATGTAGCTGAGAAAGATTTGCTGTGACAACAACAACTTACTATGTAGACACAGCTAGTTCAGGCGGTGACGGTACTACTAGGAATCACTCCGGCAGTACAGCTGCGTTCGCTACTCTTGTAGCTGCTGAGGCAGCGTTACAGAGTACCATTAACGTTGGTGATGAGATTATCATCAAGTGTGCAGGCTCGACAGCTGAGACAGCGGGTACTGTGATCTCCGGTTGGACTATTAATGGCGCCCTTACCGTCATGGCTGACGATGCAGCCACGGATAATGATGGCTTTTACGACGGTGATTTAGCGTGGTCTACTAGTCACTGGCGGGTTGATACCAGTACGAGTTTCGCGGGAATCAGCATCAATGAAGCAAACGTCACCCTAGATGGTCTTCAGTTACGTACGACGCGTGCAGGCGGCATACACGGTGTTGAGGTGGCGGATGGGGGAGTGGTTATTAAGAATTGTCGTCTTACCGCCCCCACAGCGAGCGGCCGCGGTATCGTTGGTAACATCGGCACATTCCGTACAGAGTTCACCGCCTACAACAACATCATCTTCGATTGTGGTACAGCGGGCATATTGTTTGGCGGTTCAGGCACGGTCGTTAAAACGCAGCGGGCGTACAACAATACGATTTTCGGCTGTGGCGTAGCGATTAGCTACGCTAAGGACGACGCAGATCTTACTTATGATTTCTACAACAACGTACTATACAACAATACAACGAATATTGATACCGCGCCATCCCTTTCGGCATGGAACCACGACTACAACGCTATCGATGAGGCTACAAATTCCGAGACAAATGGAGTAGCACTCACCACTACTGTCACAGATGACATGACTGATCCGGAAAACGGCACGTTACAGTCGGCTGACGTAACTCCGATTACCGGTAGCGGTCTTATCTCAACGGGCGTTGGCAGCGGCACTGATTCTAATGTCCCAACTACTGATATTCTTGGTGTATCGCGTAGTAGCTCAGCTCCAACTATTGGTGCATTTGAGTTCGTATCTAGTGGCCTGTCTATAACAGCCATACCTAAGTCCTTCACCTTTTCTGCACAGTCAGCAACGGTAGGCTTAGGTCTAGATATAGTAGCTAGTCCTGCATCGTTCACCTTCTCTGCCCAGCAGGCTGCTATAGCTTTAGGCATAGGCATAACAGCCACACCTGCCAGTTTCACCTTCTCTCCTCAATCGGCTACAATAGGACTAGGCTTAGGCATAGTTGCCGTACCTGATTCGTTTACGTTCAGCGCTCAGGCAGCTGTTGTAACTATAGCTGATTTAGTCACCATTACCGCCATACCCGCTACGTGGACGTTAGCAGGCAGTACAGCTAGTGTTAATCTAGGCCTAGGGGTAGTAGCGGTACCTGCTAACTTCGCCTTACAAGGCTCTACAGGGGCCATAGGGCTAGGGTTAGACATAGTTGCCTTACCTGGCAGCTTTACATTCGCTGGTTCTACAGCTACATTTAACCTATTAGGCACAGCTACTGTCAAGATAGATGGAGCTAACAACAAGGTAATCTCTAGTGCGTACGGTTCTGTCCGCCTTTATAATAACGGTACTCATTACTTTACTATCTAGCTGTGTGCCGTATGAAGTAGTTGAGATAGCTAGACTATCCTCTGATGGATTCATATGGATGGAGACAGATAGCGGGCACTACAATAAGATAGGCATACTTGTAGGAGATTGTAGCCAGTACTCAGCTAGGATAAGCGATTGGGCAGATACAATGGGCATACCTTGGGAGATGAAGTCAGAGTCTGGCCATGTGTACACACGAGTGTACGTGGATGATAGGTGGTACAGACTAGAGTATGGAGTGCCCCCTATAGTTCAGTAAACTATAGGCAAAAGAAAACCCCGGAAGGAGCAATCCAACCGGGGTTTTTTTATTGGGAGAAATTTACTTGTTAGCTTCGTACACTGCTCTTGCAAATCCTGCCGGGGTAAGTGACCTCTTCTTCTGTCTGCCCTTAGAGTCAGGCTGCTTATGTATGTAGTCTACATCAACATCATCAGGCGGGTCCTGCGTGTCAGGAGGGGGCATCTTGAACCCGTCTCCTGTCCACAGACAAGTCTTCTTGGTGTAGTTATCTCCGTACATCCAAGGGTGGAAGGTATAATCAGGCTTCCTCCAGTAGGTGGAGAGAGTGCTCATTGGATTCTCTATCATCCAAGGTGCATCCGCCCACTCACATATGTCCCTCGCCTTCTCGACCAGCTCAATTGCTGAGGCAAGTCCTGCGAGTCCCTTGTCCTTGAACCACCTAGCTCCTGATGTGGCTAGGTTATTGCAAGGGGGGAATGCAAAGACTATCCTATACTCTGTCCTAGGAGGCAACCAGTCACGTATGTCGTGACGTACACGATGGATTGTACCACCATTCCAACCTACTACCTGTGTGTTCTCTAGCCAATCATTCTCTATGTCCATCGTTACACAATGGTACCCAGCCTCAGCCTACGGCTGCACCATCACAGCGCTGGCATCGAACAAAGATAGCACTACCTTATCTTTAGAATGCATATTCTTGCGCTAACTTATTGAGTTCCAGGCTTGCTTCAGACGTGTTCTCCGCTCTGATCCACGCTTCATATGTTCTCCCAGACCCATTAGTAAACATGAGTAGATAACTGGGTTCACGAACAGATATCACGACCATATCCTGTCGCTCAAGGTATCTTTGAACATCGTTACTCATCTCTCCACCTCTCGTATGATTCTATTGCGTGCTGTACGGTACCCTTGCCCTGTTCTGTATTGTATACTTTCTTCCACATCTTAGCGTGGTCCTCAATGGTAGTGCCGATTGGATCAGGACTACGACGGTAGTGGAACCTAGCGAATGCAGTGGCTAAGTACAGATTACCAGTAATCTGCTGTGTTATGGGGATATGATTCATCCCTAAGAGTACAGCCTTATGCTTGAGTTCCTTCCTATTCTCTAGCCAATGCGCATGTATATCAGTAGCTGTGTTAGGTTCTATCTGATACACGCCAAGAGCAGGGCCCTGTATCTGTCTGATGTAGGTGCCACCGTCTGACTCAGCTGCACAGGTCAGCATCAACAGGTCTACCACGTGCTCACTGTATGGGATATCAGGTGTCAGTAACCACAGGGTGTGGTACACTACCTCCTCTTTGAACTGATTGAAGTTAATTGGCATCAATCTCTTCCTTGGGGACTTCTCGATCTATAATCTTTTCGAGTACTGGATTAATGTACTCCCTAACGCAGTCTCAGTCCTCTGCACATCCATCAACTTGAGTTCAGATACAAACCACACATTGGTAGTCAGCGGATCTGATGTCTTCATTAGAAAGAAGAGTTTCTCAGCTAGGTCCTGTATTACTTCTGCATCATACGCATTGCGTGGTTTGTACATCTTATTCGTCCACTACTATGTACGGGGTATCACACCATTTATTCTGGCTATCGCTCCAGTATTGAAGCTCAGGCTTCCTCAGGAACGGAAGATACTTCAGCGGAGTCAGCTTCCATCGAAGTGGGCTCATTCGTTTGCGTGCCATTGATTGCCTCCAGTGCGTCATAAAGTTGGGTGATTACGTCTGCTGCTTCAGCTTCAAGCTGGTCGCTGCTACTTTCGAACACGAACTGTTCAAGTAATGCAATCGTTTGTTCAATCAGTTTAGTTTCAATGTTCATAGTCATTCCTCTAGCCATTCTTTTGGGATTCGTTTATCAGAATATTTCCAACAAACTCCTCGATATTCCCCACGTCCTCGCCCTTCACAGATATCTCTATACGTGACTCGAGATACTCTTGAGATTTTATTAGAAGCATTCGAGAAGACGAATCGTACATCAAGCGCGGGGTTTTGATTTCGAATGAGAAGGTGCTTTCGCCTATCGTTAGCGTCCCATATGCCTTTTGCTTCAACATATATTTTCTTTCCAGTCTTAGTTATGATGATGAAGTCAGGAGTATAATGCCTTACAACAGCGGGCACTGTGTAGGCTATACGTTCAGTTTCGTATTCATGGTTAACACCACGTTGGTGTAAACTCTTCGCGATCTTCCGCTCTA